TAAAACGGGTGGAATATGGGGCTCGAACCCACGACCTCCTGAACCACAATCAGGGGGTAACTACCATTTAACCACCTATAAAACAATCCCTTATGTATATCCTACTTCCCTATTCTTAAATTATTCTTAAGTTTTTGCATAAAAGAAGAATAGAAAGCACAATTCAACATGCTTTCGTGTTCAAATATACAATTAAGATTAAGAAATTAGAGAGAGTGAAAAACTACACCTTCAAAGCCTATTTCGGTGACCACGACAAAACCGTCGAGATTAGCCATATTCCAGGAGCCGGCGGCTCAATGATGTTCCATGTTTACCAGGACAAGTATTACATTGCTCAAATATTCATGACTCCTACTGGCTGGAGATGGCATACGCCGGAGAAGGCAGAATTGCAGATAGATGATCTCCAGGTGTTTATTGAGATAATTGAGAGGGAGTTTTTAGAGGGCGAAGGCACCGGCAAGGCCTAGCACCAGCGCAACGGCTATGCCCCGCCAGGTATTCCGACCAGACTTCAACCTATCCCGGTCATTCTCCACACGTTGCATCTCCTGAATAGATTGCCCCAGCTGCGTAGCGCAGGAATCTACCAAGAGCGACATGTTATTCAAAGCTTCCTGATGACGTTTATTAGTGAGCTGAAGTAGATGGTCTCTCTCCTTTTGAATCTGTTCGATGTCCGAGCTGATCCGGTCGATCTCACCGGTTTGCTTGACATAGGTGCTCAACTTGTTCCGGATCGTCTTAAGCTCCAACCTTTGATCAATCTCACTGTCTAACGTTTGAATCCATACAGGCACCGTTGCAATGGCCGTATCACCGGGGTTTAGAATCTTCGGCATTTTATTCTGAGAGTAGCCGGGAGTGTATGCCATAAACAAAATCGCGGCAAGAAGGGCCAGAAACCCTAATGTAGGTAATATACGTACTAGTCTCATCGTTTTGCCTCCTTCATTAATTCGTCCAGTATTGCTTTTCTTTCGGCTTCGTTGCTGTAGTCGATGGGCTTCTTTAGCATCTCTTCCCGGTTTGCCATCTTTGCCGTTCGACGGATCAGAAGACTATCATTCTCCCTCTTTAGTGAGTTTACCACCAGGTTAATGCTATCCTGAAACTGACGTTGTGCGGAAATAATGCTGTCCTTAGCAACGGAATACTGGCGCTGCTTGTCAACAGCGTTCCGGGATTCAGCATCCGATTTACGCATGGCATAGAAGGCGTATCCGCAGCAGAGTATCGCAATTGCCAGAATTATCCACATGTACTGGAATGCTCGCTTGTAGTTGATCACCCGCGTGACCTCCTTGTCCATCTGCTGCTTCATCTGAACGACATTTTTAGGTGTTTCCATAGATATGATTTTTGTTTTAGTAGGTGTCTTTCCAAGAAGGTCGTAGAAGAGTTTTAGCTTCATGTTGCTCTGACTGAGGTACACGGCATAGCAAAATAAGATGTTCCATACCTGCCATGATATGTTCTTATGGTTGAGTTCCCAGTCTATGGAGAGATCCCGAACGGCAAGTGAGAATCCTAAAAGGCACAGGAAACAGAAAAGTATAAATGATCGGTATTTCTGACTTTTAAACGCTCTCTTGAACCTCGACCATATAAGACGTCTATCGTGAATAAATCTCTTGTAGTCAATGGTGCCAATGTCTCTACAGAATAGCTTCTGAAAGAATGCTACGGCCAAATACCCCATGAGGGTGACATTGATGATCTGTAAGATCAGCTTAAGGGTGATCGTTATCATTTTTGTTCAATTTCTTTTGGGCTATTCCTAGCGCTGATTTGAGGAATTCTGTAAGCATCTCCGGTAAATTATTTACAAGTACAGTCATTATAGTAAGCGAAAAGGCAGAGCAGAAGCCAATGATCACACCGGTGAAAGGTTCCAGCTCAGGCCATAGGGGAAGTATCTGGTAGACCCCTGCCGAAACTGTAAGAGCTACCCCAAAACGCAAAATCAGATTAACGACCCTGGTAGACAACGGCTCTTTCGTTTCACCCTTTCGGAGGGAGTCGAATGCGGACATGCCGAGGAACCCAATTAGGATAGGCGCTAGTTTAACAAACCCTTTCACTAACCATTCCAAAAGCAACTTATAGTTATCTTGGTTCTCAGGCATGCATTTACTCCTTCTTGTCGAGGGTGTCGTAGTTGGGGTGTTTAACACCAAGCTTCGCCACCGCTCCTATTAATGCACCCGCTATAGCAAAAGCAGCCGCAATCTTTGGCAGTAATTCAGGCAAACCGAAAAATGGGATTACTCCAAGAGTAGCAACGGTTGTGCTTACACCTGTACACCAAAGGCCAAAATTTTGAAGCTTAATAAAAAAGATCGGACTCTCTGCATTCCAACGGTTCTTTAGTTCAATCCAAAAGTTTATCTGTTTCATATTAAATCAGGATTTGGTTAACGAACTCCATTGTGCGTGGCCCTGCGATTCCATCAGACGTAAGTCCGTGGTATTTTTGGAAGGCTATAACTGCACGTTCGGTTGCCGGACCATACCAGCCGTCTACCTTCACTCCTATCGCTTTTTGGATATGCTTGATATGCTCATCATACATCAGCTCTGGAGTGAGCTTAAATGTTTCAACTTTCTGAGGTTTGAAATATAGATCCGCCTCTCTGTTTCGTCTGGCAAGAAGAATCGGCTTTCCTCCTGCGTTTTTCCACATTTGAAAAGCTTGGCGGATAGAGGACTGATTCGGATTTTGGTTTACACGCTTAACCAGTGTAGAACCTCGGAATCCGTTTACCCCTATATTATAGCAAAGGCTTGCCATAGCATCAAACTGATTATGATTGATGTCGTCCCGGGTATTGGAATAGACCGCCAATTCGTAATGTTTAAGGAGGTTCTTAAAAAGGCTGATTGCGCGTTCGGCAGTGATCGGAGGATCAGTCATCTTAACCTTTCGTCCATCCTCATAGTAGGTGCTACCAATACCAATGGTCGGAACCTTCACGCTATCCAGATAAGGACGTAAAACTAGCCCCTCTTCTTTGATAAGAAATTTTAATCCCGCTTCTGATGTTTCCCTGATTTCCATTTGCCCTGTTACTTTAATTCCAAAGGTCACACTAAGATCTTGTGGCGTAAAACCCGTAATCGAAACTTAGACCTATGTTGCAAAGAACAGGGAATGAGGGGGAAAGAGGAAGTTATTGGGCTTACTTGGAGGGGGTGGTAAACTTTAACGTATGGTCTTTTTATCTCATACATTCTGGCACATATGATTGTCAGAAAAACTTTACAAAAATATTTGCAAAAATTTTTAAAAATATTTTAGCGCATTAGAGCGCATTAGAGCTCACAAATATGTGAGATGGTTCATTCATTCATTCAGTTACCAAATCTTACCAAATAACACCACTTAAAGCAGTATTAGCAATGTCTTTTGCTCCATCAACATTATAACCATGCACATTATCACCAATATCAGTACGATTATCTCTAGGTCAAACAACCGCTTCATTATAACCATTATAAGTTATATGTTTGTATAGCAAATGTTATACAAAGCCCCATACAATGAAGTGTGAGGCTTATTTTGTAAGAGGTAAAATGATATGGTAACTACAGCACAGGAACAAAATGGAGTGTCTTCACAAGTGAAGGACTTCCTATCGTTTATGAAGCATGAAGTAGATACAAGTCATGACTTGTATAACAACGGTATCAGCACTGAGTTAGCAGCTACGATTGAAAAGGCTATTGAAAATCCTTTGAAAGGTCTTATAGATGCTTATAATAGCGTTCATTCTCAGGTGAAGTCGACAATAAACAATTATACGCTTGAGTATTTCAAGATTCATAAAGAATTAATCGAAAGAGCGTTTAAAGTTGATTCCACCGATACTCTAACGTACTATATTGTTCTCAAAGAAGACACGTCGGATAACAGAGACATTTTTTTGAGCTTTTTATCTGGATATGAACTTCTTGGAATAGAGGCACAATTACCTATAATAATCCGATTTTTACCTAAACGGGTTTTAGATAAATCAGGATTGAAAGACGAGATCCTGTTTAACTAATGCAAAAACACCTCTTCCAAGCTAATCATAACCAAAATTTCATCAAAGACTGTTCGGCTTCTCACCCTGACACATATTTTGATTGGAAGATCACTGCTACATTTTATACGGCCCTACACTTACTTAGGGCATTCTGCGTTAAAAGAGGTGTCGATCCTGGGAATACGCATGATTCAATTGAGCGTTCCTTTAACCCGCGGCGATGTAATGGTCATCCTATTACCCAATTTCCCAAACACCTATGGGAATGCTACTCTAATCTCAGAAGGTATTCAGAGGACGCTAGGTATAATGGCTTATTGGATCCGGAAGTGGAAAACGAATTACTACGGGACGACCTGAAAGATGCTAGGGTTAAGTTATCGAAGCTGATGTTTTATTTTAGAAATAATGGAGTTGATTGTGGCTTCGAAGAAGCAGCTGGAGGAGAAAACGGAAAGGAAGAGATCGATAAATCAACTTTTAAAGATACAGCGCCAGACGAGCCGGAGATTTTATAGACAGAAAAGCCACCCCAACCAGGTGGCTTTTTTGTTTCCCCTCCTGCGCCTTCTTGTTCGAATCTCGTCGGGAACACAACAATATCCCAAAAATTAGTGAGAAAAATATCTTCTCACTCGCTTATCTTTGAGTAAATCAATTACCTAATGAAAACGCTCTCTACAATTATCGCTCTTTTTGTTACTTTATCATTCGCCAGCTGCAAGAAAGATGAAATGCTAGGAAGTGACGTTACCTTAACAGTACATCACAATACAAATACTCCAGATGCCGGTGCACGGGTTTATCTTTTCCAGTTGAAAGACATGAAGTATGACCCAGACAAAATAATCGACTCACACTGGGATAAATATCCTGGTGAAATGGATTATAACTATGCGCAATTTTCAGGCACTATCGGCAACGATGGTAAGGTTCAATTTCGGAAAGTTCCCTTCGGATACTACATGATGGCGGTTTATACGAAGAAAACCGCAAGTTATAGGGTAAAGCAAATAACTGTAGGCCCAGATGATAAAACCTACAGTTATAGGTATTAGGTTGATTAGTTGAGATAACCGCTACAAACCCAGGCGTTCATATCAATAAAGTAGGTGAATGTTCTCCCCCACGATATGCCGGTCATATAGGTATTGACTGCCCAATTGTCTCCTCTGTCTTTGATTATTCTATTCGGGGATTTTACTTGAAAGGAGGCCCCAAAGCCATTTATTATGATTGGGCGGCCATCTTTCGGTTGATCTGGTAGGATGATCGAGGCGTTGCCAGTTACAGCGATATTCGTTTCCTCAGTTATAGCGAATGTACCGCCTGAAACAACCGCAGTCTTGACAGAAATATTTTTAGTCACTACCCGAGGGGTTGTTATCCCCAGGTTATCCATTTCCGATTCTCCGGATGCTCCAACTGTTATTTTGCCATTCGTTTGGATTCCATTTTGGGCTAACGATAAATACTTAGACCCAGTATTATTATCCACTCTACCGATCATTATACCAGCTCCGTAAATAGGGATAGCATTATAAGGTGGATCTGGGTTTAGACGATATCCGATTATCGCTGCATCATCATCTATAAGGACGATTTCTTCGTTTGAGGAGTTGAAAAGTTTGATGTTATTATCCGAAGCCGTAATCTCTACCCTTTTACCTGTAAGTGCAGTTCTAATATTCTGGACCATCAAATCAATAAAGGCCGCAGCAGTAGCAAGAATTTCCCCTCGGACCGACAACTTACCAGGAACAGTCACCCCGTAGTCTATCCCACTCTCCTCATCACCCAGATTGAAGGTACCCGCACTGAGGTCAAAGTAATTATCACCGGTAACATCCTCCACCCTTCCGGTCTTGATGTTATTTGCAGTTATCCGAGTCCATCCTTGAAGCGTCTGGAATATCCTCTGACCATCAATTACAGAAGACAACACCCCTAAAGGAAAATGATAAAAAGCCGGATCAGACTCTACACCTACCTTAGAAGCAGATGTAACCACAGATGCAGCATTGGAAACACGAGACGCCCGGATGTAAACATAATACGCTCCAGAATCAGGTAACACCACCGAACTTGCATCTACCTGCCAGATACCACCGTTATCAATGTACTCCTCCTGAATAACCTCACCTGCAGAAGTGGCTAACCCGCTGGGATTATTCCCCACATTGGTTTCAACAACGATATCCGTAGTGTAAGCCCCGCCCTCTCCCACGATCAGGAGCATCTCTCCTCTGAGCGTATCAAGCATGGTCGATAGTTCAGCAGTTGTACGCCACATAAGCCGCTGACGGGCGATATCAGTCGCCTTGGTGTTCTTGATCGCCTTCTGTATCGCCTTATCATTAATCAGCTCCTTGACGATGTTAGCAACGCTTGTAGTCTCTGACAATTCAATAGTCACATCATAAGGATCCTGTAAGTTGGTTCGTTTGCTTACCACCCTAATATCCTTGTCGATGCCGGCCTCAGGATCAGCGATGTTCACAAAGTCCCCTAACTTGATGTTGATATCGTATGTACGCAGGTATCGCCTATCCGTTTCTGCTTCATACTGCACGATCGGATCGCTGGTTGCCGCGTATGCTTCCTGCCCTTTGGCTAACAGTTCAGCCTCAGCATTGGCGATATCCACCGCAGGCATGATCACGTCAAGGAAGATATACTGATCACCAACGGCGGGATGCAACCCATTAGCAGACGGCACTACCATAGCCTGCTCATTCTTATTGACCAGAACGGTTATGGTTTTGGTTGCATGGTTGTAACCACGTTCTTTGATCTCCAAAATGTACCCAGCTAATTGCCCAGTCAGGAACTTAACCTTTGCGGAAACTCCGTCTACCAGGTGAACGTTCAGATCAAAGTCAATGGAGGAGTCCGAGAAGGTTAACTCGTTGGTAACGCTGGTAATCGTTCCTATCCTGCGCGGGAAGACATCTTCAAATACCACCGTATCTTCGCTAATCCCATACTTTGCCACCTTCGCCGGATCCTCTATAAACTTCTGCCCGCCCGGCATCCTCAGACGCTTGCTAAGCCCCGGATAAGTTGTAGGTAGGTTCTGCTTACTTCCATAGATATGAAGCCTTGTAACGACCTTACTGCCCGTATTCTTTTGTTGTAACTTAGTCAGCCCTTTACCTTTTCCATGCCGGAAGCTCAGACCACTATCAGCTCCCTTTTTAGTCAGATGAATAGTGTCATTATCCCACCAGAACTCAGTTTTGAAAGTATCGGCAGCTTTTGCTAATGCGGTATTGCAGGTATCACCTGTAAAGTCAAAATCAAGCGTTTCGGTTGCATCAACAACACCCTTTACCCAACCTGCGCCTGTACGGTTCGCATTCTGGACGATCAGGTCAACGACGGCGTTTGCGTCTCCTGTGAGGTAGCATTCGTATTCAGTCAGGTTGTTATCCTCATCCAGTCCAAGCATCTGAGCGTCGTTGCCTTTGTAGGCCTTACTTACGAATTGGAGTTCATAGTTCCATTTCCTGTCGAGGATGAATGCTGCGGGTGCTGATAGGGTGAAGACTTGAGTGCCGATCTGGACGGTATCCCCTTTCAGGAATTCGATATAATCTTTCGATTGGTAGGACATTGTCACGACATCGACACCCATCACCGCCTCCTGACGGTTGCCAGAAGGGATGATGGAAGCTACTAAGACGTTGTTCCGGTGTATGTGGTAGGTTGTGGGGGTCATGGAAAAAAATTTCTTCTATAGTGGACAAATAATTGCAATTAATAGTAAATTTGTATCTAGCCTTATCACGTGAAACAGAGAATCTTAACCATTTGGAGATGCGTCTCAGACGCTCTTCGATCTTTATTTAAGTTACCGAAAGAAAGATATTCAGAAGATAAAGACATCCCAGACGATATGCTTTGGTAAACTATAGCTTAGTATATATTACTGATGTTTCACCTTCATATATAAATCCATTGGTCAGACCAATATTTTCAAGACCTCGATAATACTTAGCATACCTTTCATTGTCCTTAGTGTCTGCTATTGATTGCCTGTCTAAAACTTCATTATTTATAAGCCTGCTCGTTACTATCGCCCCTAGCTTTCTAGTTGGTTGGGTGTAAGATATTTGATGTCCGCCCACAACCGGAATGTAATGATCCTCGCTGGTTCCCGTTCCTAGCATCGTCCTCTGAACTAGCATATCATTTATTGCGTAGGATGCAAGATTGTTTGTGATACAAACAATTCCATGATATACCCTTTCCGCAGTAATGGACATGCTTGGAACAATCGTATTATAGGTAATATAGCCCCCTTCCTGAAAAGTAGTCTTCTTTATATGTTTTGCAACAATAGCGTGCGATGGATCGTCAGTGCGGTACATATTTGACAACTCGTAATACTCAAATTTCTGACAAGGCCTAAGTGAAAAATCCGCAGCTAAATCTGATGGTGTCAACATAACGCCATCAGCAAGAAATTTTATTCCCATCCCGGCATAGTCTGTTTTCTCATCTCCATGATATCCACCTGTAAAGTCCGATTTGCCAATTTCTTTGAAAACGAACTCGTTCTCACCAGTGGCCAAAACCTGCAAGTTTTGAGCCACCATAACCCCATCAATGTAACGATAAAGATATGCCCATGTCAAGCGGAAATAATCACAAAACTCTACTGTTGAGATTTCCCTACCGATTGTATGACCAACATAATAATCGCTCGTTCCGGGATATTTAGTAAAGACAATCATCCTTTCCACACCAGACGTATAGGTAGATCTGTTGGGGTTAAAAGATGTCAAGTTCCATGTGAAAAGCACAGGCGGCAAGGTCGTATCCGGGATTAAGTCCCGAAATATCTTATCAGTTCCAGACTGGATAAGTTTGTTAACTTTCGCCGTTGCTCTATCTCCTATTCGAAGGTTAACACCCATTTTAGTAACTAGAGCTTCACCACTTCCGGTTGACGGAATAGTATATCTATATACACCACCGCCAACATCCACCAATGCTGACTTAAGGATGCTCTTTACTTGGTTTCCAGAAGCATCATAAAGATATCCAATGGTAGTGGACGCACTTGCAACTGTAACTGAAATACCGGAGAACGCCCATATTTCGCCAGGAGCAATAGGTATAACATTGTCACTACGCACGAATCCAGTATTTGCATTTATAGTTGTTATCGGATTAGCGTAAGTTCCTGTATTGGTGAATCCCCCCGAGGCTTCCTGTCCATACTTGGTAATATCCATTATATCGGCCAAAGTAATTTTATCCGCAATCTGAGCAGGTTTCACGTAGGTTGTAAGGTCGTCCGGGATTAGACTTCCATGTATTTTGCCTGAGCCCTCTTGCATCAGTCTCCTGACAGTAGCAGTCGCCCCGTCTTGAACCCGAAGAACAACGCCCCATCCGGCAATTGTTCCACCAGAAGGAGGAGCGGGAACAGTATATCTATATCTCCCGTTGGACATGGGCACCAATAAAGCTTTTTGAACCGACATGAGCTGAGAGCCGTTCGCGTCATATAAATAGCCAACTACTGTTGATGCGGAAGAAATCGTAATAGGTATTCCAGAAATTTCAAGTATTTGACCCGTTTGTGCAGGAATAATATTTGAACTATACACAAACCCCGAATCTGGAATTATAACGCTTGATGGGTCTCCATATCTTCCCGTATTGGGAAACCCGCCAGATAATTCGTCAGAGTATATAGTGGCGTTTAATATTTCAGTCTTTCGGAGTCCATCCCTTTCCTTTAGGTAATCTTTCAATTTAGGAACAAGATTGCTGTCGCTAAACCCGCCGAACCAATGATGTTCGACAAAGTTAGTCACCGTCCCAATCTGAACCACTTTCCCAAACCTCAGGTTCACACCATCCCCATCCAATACATTGGGAATAGCCTCACACGCCAACGCCAAAGTAGCATACACCGTATTAAGTGCATCAAGGTTTCCGCCAGTCGTTTTTCTAAATCCGTTCGCTCTATCTGTATTAGCCATTTTTTAATATTACCTCCTGTTCGTGATTTGATGAATAAGCAAGCCCGTTCTGCAATGCCATGATTTTGTAGTCTGCCCCGTCGATGGTAAGAGATCGGACCAGCTTGTAATTATTATCCGTTACCCCATCCCTGTATAGAAACTCCTCCGCCTGAACGTCCCAAACTGTTTGAAGTGATTTGGTAGAAGGAATCGCAATGATGATAATCCTGTTCAATCCCGTATTAACTGTGAAGTTCATTATCCCAACTCCCACAATACCAGACAGAGCCTTGACCTGAGCCGCAGTTGTAGGAATAGCTGCAGCCGGTCCGAAGTAGGTCGGTGATACAGGTACCGGCGGATAAGCAGCTACATACCCGTTTGCATAGTTCTGACCGTCGGTCATAAACGTAGCATCCTCTGCCTGTAAAAGGTCAGCATCTGCCTGGGAGTATGAAGTATATGTCCGGGTAAAAGTGACGGTACCCAGTCCATTGGCAGGAGTGAAAACCTGAGAGCGGATAGAGGTGAATGTTTCGGGGTAGTCGTCGATAAGATTAATTACCATACTTGCCCCTAACTTTCCAGCTCCTTGAACCTTGCTCAACATCTTGAAGTTGCTCACACTGCCATACCCCAATTTATACCGGCTATACAATTGCGGGAACTCCCAGATAATATCGGCGCCGCTTTGCAATACCGCTTGAAGTGCGTGCCATTTCTGCCAGAAATCCACTTCGCCCTCCCCGATCATTGTAACCGGAATTGCAAGGTGTTTTTCCTGCGCTGGCCATGCTCCAAAAGGTTTGATTATCTCATTGTACGTTCCATTTTCAAGGATACCTCCATACGTTAGAGACAAGTCCAGCCCGTTAATTTTTGCTTTATTTATTATCATCTCAGTCCTGCTGTTATCTCAATCCTGCCGCAACTGCTGCATTGTTATTATTGTCCATCTTTCTGTTCATTGCCCGAAGTTCATCCCGCATCTCAGCGATCGGCTCGGTATTATTCGCCGTTCTCCTGGTATTGGCCTCGATCTGCTCATGGTATTGAAGTGATCTATCAATTAATTCCGCTGTCTTGACTATGGCCGGATACTGAATAGCGATCATCCGGTTAAGCTCCAATTGAGCCAGACGTATACCTGCAGTTTGTCCTGCCAGTAGATTAATTGACTCCTGAGAAGCGGTAGAATAAGCGCCTTGTAGGGAGTTAGCGCTCTTGCCCTGCTCTGTCCCAAAACTCACCCCCGCAATCTTCTCCAGATTCGCAAACTGCGACTCCGCATTAGCCACGATGCTATCATACAACTCCCGCAGCTTCGCTATCTCCGCAGCATCCAGCCCAGCCCCAGACTGCGCGCTATTAGCAAACTGATCATAAAAGCCTTGCAAGGCACTTTCCAGGTAATTACGCTTAAAACTGTTTAACACAGACCGTTTCATGATCTCCTCGAAGTTCTTTCCGAAGTCCTCAGCTGCGGTTGTCCCGTTCTCAAACATTGAAACGATACTGTCGGCTATCTCATTGAACGTCGTACCGGTAGTTTCAGCCTTGAGCTGATTCAGCGTCTCCCTGTACAATTCAGCCTGCCTGATCAGGTTTGAAGCGATCGCCTCTGTCTGAGCATCCAATTTGCCCATATCAATAAGACCCTGCAAATCAGCTAAAGCTTGGCCGCTGGTAGTGATATCTTTAAGCCCGTCGGCAATCTTGCCCAGATCGGTTATGTTCCCGGACTTCGCAAGCTCCTCAACAATCTCAGTGAAGAAAGACCCCGGTTTGCCGCCCTTGTTCATCATGTCGATGATCTTGTCAATTTGAGCGTATCCGGATAAGGAATACTTGCCATTCAACTGACCAGTCAAATCGCCGTAGCTTTTGCGGATGGACTGCAAGCTTTCATTGAACTTGGTCAAACGCTCCGTTCCGAATGCTTCCTCGATAGCTGCCGCTTGCCTTTCAAGGGCTTTGGTTACCGCTTCCGTTTGCTTTAACTGCAATTCATTGGTATACCTGGCCTGCTCCCGTTCACGTTCACTGGCAGAGCTTAATGCCTTGGTGATCCCCCCGATGATTCCGATTGCAGCACCGGCAATACCCAAACCTCCGGTGAGTGAACCCAAGATAGAGCCTGTCCGGTCAGCCTGCGCAGTCTTGAGGCTGTTGAGTATAGTTTTGACCTGCCCAAGTCCTCCCACTACGTTCGCAAGCGTCCCGATCATATTGCCAAATCCCTGATCAATCCCGCTGACTTGGGAGGCAATCGCTCCCAGGGACTGAGATAGGTCGTTCAGTCTGGCAGGTAGACGCTGCTCAAGTGACCCGCTGGTGTCATTCAACGCAAGACCGATCTGACGAGCCATATCTTTGCTAATCTTTCCAGCCTTCACTAACCCGGCAAGCATCTCCTGAGCGTCTGCAATAACTTTCTTAGCTGCTGAATCACTCAAGCGATCAATACCTTCGTACAATGCCTTGTAAGCATCTAATTTCTGAACGTTGGCATCATCCAAAGCATCAAGCTCTTCCTTTTCCTTGAAGCGTGAGGCGTTGATATCACTTTCATTAGTCAGCTTAGCCCGATCTCGTGCGTAATTTTCCTGAATGACAAGTCGCTCCTGCTCATAACCTTGAAGGCTAATTAAGAGATCCTGAAATGACTTCGCCTGAACACGCTGTTCTTGCTTAATCAAATCCTCAACGACTTTTAAACGATCCTTCATGGCCGGTGTTAGGTCTGTGCCTTTACCAGCGATCGTAGCCCGCTCCTTCTCCAATGATGCCAGGTACGAGGATGATTCAACCGCAAATTGTCTGCGAGCTGACTCCTCTCCCATCTTAGAACGGGCATTCTCGAAATCCTCATACAGCTGCTGACGTTCCGCTAACGCAAGTTTTAACTGCTCCGTTCCCTGCTCATACTTCAGATTATCAAGCGCAGCATCCCGAACACCATCGAGCGTTCCAACATTCAGCAGATCAATCTTGCCACCTTTAGCGTTCTTGTTATAGTTAGCCGCCCAAGTGTTATAAGCCACCAACTGGCGACGCACTTCTGCAAAACGGTCAACGATGGCCTGCTTTGCTTCTTCCTCCTTAGTCAGGCTCTTGCGTGAAAATTCATCTTCCACCCGTGCGATGGTATCCAGTATACCCTGACGCTTGGCTAGTGCAGCCTGATACTGATTTTCAGCGGCAAGAGCGGCCTTACCAGATATCTTTTCAGGTTTACCTGCAATGGCATTAATTAGATTCTCCTGACCTGCATACTTGATCAGAAATTTAGCTTGTTGTTCTAACCGCTTGTCCTCCATATCTTTCGCTCTGAGAGCTTCTTTCGCGCGGATATCGTTTTCCTTGATGATCCGATCAACTGCACTACCTTTAACGGCAACATCTCGTATTTCACCGGTTTCCAGATTCTCTACGCCTACAGTGGTCCCCCGCTTTGCCTCAGCTCTGTTATTCTCAGCCTGATTCGCAACACGTATCTTTCTTTTCTGGATCGCAACTTCCAGTCTCTTAGCTTCAATTTCATCGAGCTTATCCTTTGCAGCTTTCGCCCTCGAAGTAGCAAGTATGGATTTAGTCAACTCATCATAAGTGTCACGCTCCTGTCCATTCAATATCGCCTGAGTTTTTGACTGAGCGAACGCCTGCGGAAAGATGGACTGCAACTCTTTTGCAGCTTTGGTTCGCGCCTGAGTTGATAAGGTTACATCATTGGCTGCGTTATAAAGGATCTTCAATGTGGCGATCTGACCACCTGCTGCCTGACTGGCGTTCCGGTTTACCTCATTCAGGGCCGTTAACTTTTCAGCAGATTCGCTTACTTTTTTGCTGAAAATATCCAGTTTGGTTATATATTCGATAATAGGACCGACCGCGAACGCAAGTAAACCCGCGATACCAATACCAGGTAATATGTTAGCCGCCATCTTTAGCCCACCCCACAGCTTACCCAGCATGTTACCTGACCCTTTAATTGCATTCCCCATGCTATCGAATCCAGTCTTGCCCACATTTGACACACGCCCGATCTCGATCTGAGTTTCCTGAAGCTTCCTATTGTACTTCTCAATGATCGCAGGATTAGTCGATGATGCTGACATTTTGCCGTATTCAGCAGCAGCATACTTGAGGCGTTCCAGCAACCCGATGGGGCGAGTAATGGCATTACCCAGCTCATCGAAGCCAGTTTTGCCTATCCTATTCAACCTGGCTATCTCAGCAGATGTCTGCTCTATTCGGGCATTAGCATTAGCGATCCCCTCAACGGAGGTTTGCCCTACCTTCTGCTCCTGATAGGTTTTAAGTTGAGCAGTGAGCCTCGCCAAAATTCCCTGTTGCTGGGTAAGGCCGGCGTTGGTCTTTCCAGTTGCGGCAGTCGTCGCATCTTGGGCCTTACCAAAGTTCTGTAATGCAGTCCTTAACTCATTCTGTTTTGCAGACATTGCACTAATGGTCCGGTTATATGCCTCAGCGCTCATACGTCCTGCCTGATAGTTGGCAGTGACTTTCATTTGCTCAGTGTCCAGACGCTTGAACTCGTCAATTAGCCCCTGCTGCGTAAATCCTTGCTTTACTGCACCGTTACCAGTACCTGACTTACTTCTGGCATAAGCGGCAACCTCTGCTGCTGAATTGCTGATGATAGGCTTTCGGGCTGGCGATTTCGATTCTTCAGCATTGCGCTTTTTGATCGCTTCAGTCTGTTGATTGGTAGCTGCAATCTGCTGTTTAGTGACCTGAGTGACTTCCTGCATCTTTGCCTTTTCGCTACTGATCATAGCGATATTGGCATCAGATATCATTTTAGTCTGACTGGCGGCATCCTTCTTGAGCTTATCCAGAATCTTCCGGATCGGACTGTCGTCCCCCTCTATTTTGAACTTGATACTCGCCATGTTTCAAAACTACCCTGATCCCGATTGGAAGGAAAATCGCAGGTTGCAACATAGAGCTAAGTTGAGATAATGGCACTCGAAAACCCATCGGTTAAAAACTTTTTTTGCTAACATCTTTAGCATTCCATACCTTCGACCTATGGAACCTGCATTCAATAAACCAAAGCCAGATGTTGGTCATCAGATAAAGCGAGCAGTTGCAAAGGATGCTTATTACGCAGGTTGCTGGGTATATTCAGTAACGACCGGCAAGTGGTATACTCCGGAGGAATTTGTAGAGTCGGATGAAAAGATACGAATGCACAGGAACAAGCCGGAGGAGGGATTATTCAAAGTGATGGATCCGAAAGCCGGAATAAGAACTAAGCTCGATAAACTGAACAAAATGAGAATCGAGCTTGAGGAGTTCACCAGAAAGGTCTGCGATTACTACGATTTTAAAAGGAAGGGAAAGTAAACCAAACGTCACTCAGAAGCGTTCATCAGACATGTGTTCAAGATATTCAATGACCATAAAGGAAAAGGAAGCACTCAAGGAGTACAACATTCCCATTCCGAAAGACTTTGAACCTCGGTTTAGTCTTGCTCCGACGGACATCGGCCTGGTGATCACCGCTGACAGGCCGAAGGAAATTCAGAAAATGCATTTCGGTTTAGTCCCTTACTGGTCAAAGGATAAGAAAGGAGCATTTAAGATGATCAACGCTCGAAGCGAGACGATTCTCGAGACGAAGAGCTACAAACCCCTTGTGGAGAAAGCGAAGCGTTGCCTGGTACTCGCTGACGGTTTTTACGAGTGGGATACGGTCGGCGGGCAGAAGCTGCCTTACCGGTTTACTGTGCTGGGTCGGGAAGTGTTCGCTTTTGCTGGTCTATGGTCCAGATGGAAGGATCCTTTAACCAACGATCCATACGAAACGTTTACAGTCATCACTACTCAACCTAATGAGCTGGTGAGCCCTATACACGACCGTATGCCGGTGATATTGCCAAAAGCAGTGGAGCGGACATGGCTAGATCGTGATGTGCCGGTGGCTGACCTATTGAAGTTGCTCAGCCCCTACCCAGAGGATGACATGCATAAGTTTAGAGTAAGTACAGATGTGAACAATGTTCGAAATAACCATAAAGATATTATCTTGCCTTTAAATAGCTTGTAATATGGAATTTGAAAGATTTGCTGTAACTGTTAACGGGGAGACCCTGTTTGTGATACCTCAGGGCGATGAGACATACATCATTATGAAGGGCGATGATCAGCTCGGTGTCCTTTGCCCGGATTGTGTTGATGATAACGTGGTATGGCTGTCAGATGAGATGGATGCGGACCTGGTTGAGAAGATCGGTCTGGCGATTGAGGCGCATGATATGTAAAAACAAAAAACCCCCGAAACTTGAGAGCGTCGAGGGAGGCTAACCGCAGATTAGCTTTGCTGAGAAAGAGCATGCCTTCGATAGAAGCATGGGCAAAGATACTCAGCAGCGTGGTCAGGAAAAATGATCTTTGTCACTCTTCCACTTCACTGGCTAATAATTATAGCCAGGCTGAGAGTGCAGATTAGTGGTTTGGTAATTCGCGAGCAAAGGCATTGACGAAATCCGATGTCAGATACCTGAATTGCGTTAGGAGAATACCTGTTTTCTGAGTAAACGTTTTAAATGTTTTCTCGGGGAGCTACCTTTGCCGCAATTCTTCGGAAGATAACTTAGTAAAGCCTGCTACCCCTCCAGTCGAGGGGTTTTTTTGTTGTCAAGCATAAAAAAGCCCAGCTGGGTGAGAGCTGGGCTGAGAGTGCTAGGAAAAGGCTTCTTTAATCAGCGATTTGAACAGATCCTTTAATGCGAATTCAATAATTCTCTGAATCATACGTAACTTCATGATCTTTTTCGCATTCCTAACAAGATCTGACGTTGTGCTCGACTTGAATATTATTTTCATATAATCTCGGTTTTATGCATTCTGCGCCGAGTGACACAAAAGTTCCATATCGCAGCGTAACAATTCCAACTGTCACGATCTATAAAGGGATATAGGAATCATTATCCGTAGAAAGATTTCTTTGTTGACAAATAGGCCATAACCCACATAAACAGCTGCCCATTCTTTATTATGAAAATCTACTTCCCACTTAAATAAATTGCAGTACATTGGAGGAAAAACCGTTATATGAAAAAACCTTTACTACTACTTACAATCGCAGCTTTTTTCTTTCTTGGATGTAAAAAAGAAGATGATGAAACCGTTTCCTTTGAGGTGACCTGCACCGGCTGTACCATTACCTACACGGACATTAATGGATCTACAGCTTCCGCAAGCAACATTAATTCTTCATTTAAAAAAACCTATAACATTCCCATTGATGTCCAATTGACTATTGCAGTTAGAAGCACAGCTACAGTTGTTTTTTTTAGAAACGACAAATCAGTTTACTCGGAGGCGTTTTACAGTAATACTTCACTGTGGTATGATCGCAAAACAGGGGTAATATCAGAGGGATCTGGTGGATCTTCGAGCGGTGGTTCGTCGAGGTGTGGTAATCATAATGGCAACAGTTTGTATATAGGACCACAAGGCGGATGTTATTATTACAATCGGAATGGTAATAAGACATACGTTGATCGGAGTAAATGTAGATGTTAGATTGTATTAAATCCAAGCTGCTGGAAATCTCGTAAGTCTTTATAATTCTTCGGAAGATAACTTGGTACAGACTACTACCCCCTCAAATTAGAGGGGGTTTTTGCTTTTCCTTAACAACCTCGCTAGCACCACTACTTTCACTCCATCAAAATCCACAAGCATATTTGAATTGGCTCCTCTTATACACTTTCCATCAACCCGGCGAACGGCTGTGCATGTTTTTCCTTTGAGGGCTGGATCGGTCAGGCGGTCGCCTTTGTAGGTGTAGGTGGTCTCATTCATATATCCCTCCAATCTCTGTAATAAACGGTTCTTCTTTTAGTTGACCTTCGGTGTCTACATGTAGAGGCCTTTCACCTTTAGCGTATGATATATGAGCACGGATTTTTTCAGCTCGGTATTCAAAAACTATTTCATATCCGAAAAACGAGCATATCCGCTTAGCTTGTCCATGTATATCGGACTTCTTCATATCTTTCGGGAAGAAACCAACCTTTTTCAGTGTTTTGAAGTCGAAGAACTCTTCTAAGAAATTCTTTAATATCCGGTCAGATTCGGTGGTTAAGGTGGTCATCTGTAGGCCTCCTGTTTCTTTTGCCAGTCAGCCCCTTCTTTGAATCCTCTCATAAACCCAACTATGTAGTTTTCCGAGTTAAGTCCGAATCCGTCACTTGTTAGCCGTTCAATAGCCTGTTCCACTGTCTCAGGTTCTTTCTCTACGGGTTGAGGGATAAGGCGGAATATTTGACGAGTGTCCCATTCTGAACCCTTGAATGTGTATGCGTCAATTTCACTAATATCTCTATCCTCCCATTTATCCTTCGACTTCATGTGAACTTGCAACCCTAGCTCAACCTCATCCCTCTCATACGTTTTGCCGATTGTGCCTGATGGGAAAGGGAAGGTGTTGGATTCAGTGAAGTCTTCAAATATTTCCCATTGACCATTTAAATATTCAAAAGGCTTAATTCCGATATATTCAGGGTGAGGATTCACATACCTACCGTATGGCTCACCGTTATTATCGAAACATTGTACTTTGTGTGGTGTCATGGCCTAAATTTTAAAATTAATCCGAAGCATGGTATTGGAAAGAAATAAAGCCACTTCTTTTTCTTGTCCCAAAAGAAGCCTATCCAAAGGTCATACCATGCAAATAATAATTGAACTTTCATCTTGCTTTTACTTTGTAGCATTGTACTGGATATTCTGTCATGGCTTAATCGATTAAATACTTTTTCAACACCTCAATATCATCAGGAAAGGAAGACTCCATACCTTGATCTGTGAACTTATCTTTATCTATTGTTAGTGATTTGTAAGTGTCTCCTGAAGATTCAGTATTATACAAATAGGTATGCGATAGTAGTTTTTCTATCGTTTTTCTTTTTTGCTGATTCAGTAGACTTTCAATTTGGTCTAGCGTCAGAGTTATTTTTTGTGTTTTCATCTTGCTTTTACTTTGTGTGATGGGTTAAAACTTATGTGCTATCTTAAATCCCGCTCGAAACCTTTCCAATCTCTCGAACTCTTCAGGGTATTCTTTCTTTTGCCAGTCTTTTCTCGCTGACTCGTGGTTGCAGTATCCGTCTTCGTCAAATTTTGTGATCCGGAAGTATGGTAATATTGATTCTGAAAACTCTCCGTCCAGAGAATAATGAGGCATATTTGGCCAGCCACCTTTTAGTAGTTTGTTTACTCCTATGCCATAATGATTAGCTAATAAGAATGAATAACCATTTTTGCTTGTCACTTTGAGGGCAGGAATGCAAGCGAAGTGTTTACCATTGGCGAATACATCCCTACCTGGCTTAAATCCACCTTCAAGCTTTTCTCTATTGTAGCACTCGAAGTTGTACCAATACATTGGCTTTTCGCTATTCTCTTCTTGTGTGACGTATCCGAATTGAACCTCAACAGGTTCACCTTGCCATTGATATGTTTTCATTTCAATTTCCTTTCTCGGCAGTTATAGCCGTTTTCGTGTATAATTATTAATTATCGCCTCTCTCCAATATACTTGCCCCGTTCATCAAAGAACCCAGCATCAATCTCTTCAGGCACATGCAGGTGAATGCTGGGGAACGCAATCTTTATAGCATGACACATGCAATAGAAGTCCCGTTTCGCTGTAAGGTCTGTTCTGCCGAGTACGCCTACCTTTGAGCCGACCTGATCGCCTTTATATATTTCTTTCAATCCATACAGCAGGATGAAATTCCGCTTGGTTAAGATGAACCAGATTGCTAGTAATTTGCTTTTAAATGACTTCATGATTCAATTGTTAACTCCTGTCCAGTAAGTGCGAAGTATAGGTTTTGGAGTTGGTGGACGGCGTGGATAATGGATGCTTTAGTCCTGTATTGAAAATAAAATATCGTTTTATCATCATTATAAGTCAGGTATAAAGAGTCTAAGTGAAAGAACCCAAATTTGCCAATCTTTAAAAACCCAAACTTCATCAGCCATTCTTCTGTGAGGGGTATGCCTTCCACCTGATTCAGCCCTAACGATATATTTTCAAGCAGAGCAAAGTCAACTGGCCAGATATCATCAGGATAGCCGTAATGTTGCACCAGATTCCCGATCCTTAATTCATTTGCTTTCATACCTAAAACTTACTTATCTTATCCCTCTGCTTCTTCGCCTCAATCCTCTCCCTCCGTCTCGCCCTCTCTTGCGCTATCTCCTCCTCACTAGCATCCTGGCTCACATAGAAGTATTGGTTATCAATCCCGACAGGAAGCATGCGCATACCCTCGTAACTGACCTTTTTCACCTTGAACTTTTCCGGATTCCTGCTATTCGACTCCTTCCTAGGCTTAGCCGCCGGCATCGGCCTGTTCTTCATCACAGGAGGAGTTTTGCGAGGCTTTGGTTCCAGAGCTTTTTTCTTTCTACCATCAGATATAGACAAACCAAGCCTTCTGGATTCTCTGCTGAATGAGGATACATGATATCCGAACTTGGCTGCTAATTCCTTTGCAGTCATGCCGGGATTGTTCCTTAAAATTTCCTCCACGCTAAATTCCTTGCCTTCCCTGATCTTCTTACGCCTTATTGGTTTCACATTGATCTTTTTAGCTACCTCCATTAGATGTTTGTAGTTAAACCCGAACTTCTCCGCTATCTGGTGAGCCGTCATCGTTTTATGATGCTTCAATAATACCTGGGAAGCGCTTAGTTTGGTCTTTACAGGTGCTTCCGGATTGCGACCCCTGTTATCTACGATCGTTAGCCCTACACGCTTGGCAGCTTTATGGAAAGAAGATGGGTGATATCCGAACTTCTCTGACATCTGAGGGGCGGTCATGGTCTGGTGGTGATTCAGGACAATAGTGTCCAATGGGGATGGGGTGTTTAGGCGGCGGGCTGGTCTGCTATTCATTGTCTGCCTCGCTTTCTTTGTTAAGGGCTTCAATAAGTGCATCAGCATGCATTACTGCGAACTTTGCTATGTACGACTGGTCTAGAGCCGTTACGTGCTCATTAGCGCATAACCCTTGCATAGCCATTGCAGCGAATTGTTCCCTCTTGGTCAATCCGTATATTTCATACGTGGTAGAGCCTATTTGCCTATTTACAGTCTTTTCGTTGTCCTCGCTACTGAAAGTAATAGTAGTCGGGTGTGCCGGTTCGTATCCGTTTGTCTTCATTTGTCTATTTCCTTCAACATCCTGACACACATTGCTGCTGTCTGGATCAGTTCATCTTTAATTGCTTGTTTACTTCCACCTTCCATCTCATACTGATTAATGGCTCGGCTTACTTCGCCTTTCTCCTCATTGATGATGGAATCCATCCGGAAGAGGCAGGTCGGCCAGTTGGGGTGTTTGGATTCGGCTCTCGCTAACTCATTTTGAATTTGGATCAAGATTGTAGCGTGCTGTATGTCGGTGGTGGTTATGATAATTTCGGACATGATGCCTCCCTATTAAACTCCCAGAAACTAAGAGCTCCTTTTACATTCAATATCGGCTTATCATACTTGACCGGATTGGCAAGAACCCAGTTCCAGACTGGCACCTCCACTTCAGTTTTTACACCGTCAACTGTCTTAATCTTTGTTGCTTTATGCTCAGCCCAAATGCTTGAGTGATTCAATACACAGTCGATGATGTCAACTTCTCCGATGATGGCACCAAACGCCATAGTCCCGTCGAATGCTTGCTTCAGAACGGGCATAGCTGCTATGGTTTGCGGATCAGTCATTTGTACATCGAACTTGGTCGGTTTGCTGCAATGCACATAAATCCTCCCCCTAAAATTTGTCCTCCAAGTTCTGTTTTCAATATCCTTGATCCCTTCGACTATGAGGGATGCCCAAGGTTGTTTAATGGTTAGTGCTTTCATAACCCTGCCTCCTTATATGATATGGCTAATCCAGCGGGGATGAGGCCATTCTTGTAATGCTTATTTCGAATTATATTTGATATAGTTCCTTGCGTGACTCCGAACGCCTTTGCAATGACATATTGCGAAACACCAGAGTCGTATAGAGATGCAATGATCCCGATATGAGCGTTTTCTAACTTAGAAGCATTATTCCTTTCCCCATTTGTATTTAGTCCCCTTTTGTATATATCCCGTATATTTTGCGATCTGGTTACCCACTCTAAGTTTTCAGCTCTATTATCGTGGCGTAATCCATTTTTATGGTTAACCTCAGTTGCTTCTTCAGGATGATTGCAAAAGCACGTAGCTACTAATCTGTGGATTTTAACAGACTTAGTTTTTACCTTGTCTTTAACCAGGCTTACATACAAATAACCTCCTCTATCACTATTAGGCTTTAGGACTTTTCCCTTCAGATTACACAATGCCCCGTTACCATCGTTGAAAACAATCCTGTCTAAACTCCTAACCCTTCCTTCTGAACTTACTTGATATAGTCCAGTAAACTCTGGTATATCTTTCCATACTTCCAGCTTATCCATTGTCAACCTCCTTTCCATTCAGCGACTGGTAAGCTGCATACATCTCTTCTATCTCCTTACCCTTAAGTCGGATATTATCAACATGATTTAACCCCTCACATAAAATCAGTGCACCTTCTTTATTTACGGATATCGGGTACTGCGATTCGGGAGATATTATAATTTCTTTCCGGATATTCTTTTCAGCAATCCATGCTTCGGCGGCTTCAAGGGTGGAGAAGGCTTTCCCTCTATCCGGATAGTTTACAACAAAATGAGACGTCATCAATTGTTGATTTCCCGCGTATGTCCAGTTCCCCTGAATATCAGAAGTGGCCACATGATGATCATCCCCTTCATACAAATCCACTTCATCCTCTGACTTCATGATGAACTTAGGAACGGTTATGCTTACTTCTGCTGCGAAGTCGGAGAAAGACAAGACGGTATATCCTAATCTTTCAGCATTCCTAGTTAGGTCTGACATTGTTTGTTGTTCATAAACAGAAAAACCATTCGACTGATTATCGTATATCTTAATCTGAGGGTAACCTCGATCATAGATACCCCATCCTTTCTCTTTGTAGTGTTCTTTTAAGAGTTTAAATTCCCGCTCATTATTAACCTGAATGGCTACTTTCCCATCAAGGATGGAGGGTTTGGATTCAGGGAGGATTTCAGCCCATTTGTTTTGATCAAAGAGATAGAAATTGCTTTCATTGTCGAACACATCACCAGCCGGTGTTATTTCGTAAACGCCTGACAAGATCCGTTCTTTACCTTTCACCCAGTATGCCACCGTCCCCTTCGGATAATCCCTCATTGCTTTCTCAAGCAGCTGATGTTTCTTTAACTTAGTCATTCCTCTCACCTCCCCTCTCAGGCATCTCCTGCCCGAACCTTTCCAAGTAGTCCTTGCGCTTCTTGTAAGCCACAACGAAAGGCCAGATCACGGTCTCCCATAGGATAGCCAATAACCCGAAGGTTACCATGACGGCTGTTGTTAGATTTTCTGCATTCATAATTAAAAGATTGATTTGAATTGAGTGAATAGGATGATTAGTACTGTCCACAAGAAGAGTGCGGACATCCAAAGTTGGAAGCGGTAATTATCCCGCTTAGGTGGGCCGGGGTTTGGGTGGATGATCATGTCTGGTCAAGGGTTAAGATCAGGGAATAGGTTTTTCTTTATAGCTTTAAATTGAGCTTCAGTAAACTCAATCAATGCTCCCTCTGGGCTTGAGAGGGTTATTCCATTATAGTCATGCTTCCCGTCGTCGATCCATGTAAACTTTGGCAATTCGATGGGTGAAGATGCGTGACCCATCAACTCCGCAGACATATCTGCGAGTCGTTGCATCACCAGATGACCTTCTAAAACCATCCTGAAGTCTGCCACAAGCAAATCAATGTTTTGAGGTGTAACTACTTTTGCGAAGTCGTTAACCGTAACGAGTTCGTGTGTTTGATTTGTTGGGATATATTGTTTCATTTCTTGTTTTTGGTTATGCCGCCTCTTTTAATTGCTCCTCAGTTGCCGCGCCAACCGGGAACTTAAACCCGTACTGGCTTTCGATCATCTCAAGCATCTGAGAAACGTCAGTCACTCGACCTGCCTTTTCATTATCTCTCAATGCGCCCACCATGAAGTGGAATGCTCGGAAGTAATTTTCGTATTCCATTATGCTGCCCTCCTATGTTGAATTTTAATTGCTCGCTGTTCTGCCTCGGCGTATTTCGCCTGAGTAATCGCACATGATGCAATGAAAGTCAGCATATCGCTCATCTCCCGAGATGGTTCCCATTCTCCACCGAAAGAAGTGTCATCGTTCTCTGCTTCTAAATGAGCAAACCCGGTGGTAATAAATCCATCCGTATAGTCATGAATAAGGCAGTTAACGTCTTCTTTCTGAATCGATACCTCAGTATTAAATGGCCTGAAGTGTAGGGTTAAAGAGTCCAGATGAAACTGAACAGCATCGACCCTCGGAGTGGTTAGCCTTGCTAAGTCCCTGATTGCTGCTTTTGATAAATACATTGCGTTGATTGATTATGGTTGATTAATAGCCATAGACCCGGATCTCTCAAACTCTGGATCTATGGCTTAAAGAACGAGCCGTTTTGTGCATGAACCGGCTAAAGCTTGAGTAATGCCTGCGCTATGCGGATTACCCGACGGCAGGACTTGAAGTGCGACTAGAGAAGGGTTCGATACCTTCATAGTGGCTTTTCATGTAACGGGTAGCAGCCTAACTGACTTCCTCCTTTCGGTTTCCCACGGGCTTAAAGCCTCACCAAGTCGTATCCACCTAATACCATAGCGTATCCTTCCGCCATCCAGTCGTATGATAGTCTTTCCTATCAGTCATCAGGTATCAGGTCTCCAGTTGTTCCCTCGCCTGGGAGACTCCACGGCTGCGAGGCTAGATGTTCTCTGTACTCCTGAGAGAACCCACGGGTGACAGGTGAAGGACTCGAACCTTCATGATGTATCTTGCCATATGAGAGGGAAAACATATAACCTCTTTCGCATCAGCCAAGCGTCTACCAATTCCGCCAACCTGCCATTTGCCCGTCTTTCCGGGCCGTCAATCAGACTTTCGTCAACACCAATTTTCCGATATGTTGACCTGAGCTTCATACACGGTTGCGCCGCTTCTGATCTCTCTCTTGGTATGTGAGAGGTGCTAGAGTCGAACTAGCATTACCCGCCTCTTGGTTAACTTCCCAACTGGGATGATCTCGGGTGCCTGTCAAAACGCCGTCGCGTTCACCTGCTGGCTGCGTTTACCTTTACGCCAACCTCTCCTTTTGATCGTCTTCCCGACCTGCCAGTCTTTGTCCTGAATTCCGTCATATGCTAGCCTACCGGTTTGTGCATCGATAGAGACCAAAAAACACGTTGCTAACAGTTTCCTCTATCGTAGCATTCAGGACCTTCTATCCCCAAGACATCGGAGATGTGGTTCGCTAGGCTCCCGTTAGCGTGTAATATCGTTGATGGGCACAGGCCCCTTATCTACTTCGGTCCCGCCTGATCCAGACGTAAGGCATATCTTATTTGCGATCAGCAGTTCAAAAAGTCTGCATTCAAATTCCAGTTCTTCAATGTGTTTGTCGATTGCTTCCTGCATGGTTGAGTTAGATTATATTGTTTATATATTATTGTCTTTGAAGTCAACAGGGTTATCGAGCTGGTATAAATATTCCTCCCATATATCATTCGGGGATTTTGGTGTATTTTTGTCTTGATTGACAATGTTCAATGCTAGGTATCCATTCGGATCAACCTGCTCAATCAAGTGGTTAAACGGCATCGGATTGATAAGCGTAAGGCTCATATTCTGCTCGTGCGGCTGAGGAACAAAATGAAAGTCATTCATGATCGGTACGAAGTTTAACTCATACCATACTCCACCCTTCCAGCATGAATATGTCACCACTCCATCGCAGATACACCCGAAGTCAAATCTTGACCGTTCGTCGAACATCCCTTTGATTTCATCCAAAGTCTTTACCAATCTCATACTCATACTATTGTTCCTTTAATTTTCTCGCTGGTGCTGTGTACCCTGACTTTTCAAAGTCGTTGATCCAAATCAGTTTTCTTTGCTTCAATCCTTCTCCGTATGGCTGTAAGCGGAAATGTCCTCTTACTTTGAATGCGTCTGATTTAACGAGGGTAGTGAACCATTTGGAGTCGAGATGAAGGATTTTGCTCTTCGTATTATTGTTATACTGGCAGCCTATAGTATTATCCTTAGATTTTGCTCCTAGTATTTTTGTCTCAATTTCTGCATACTTGATAAATAAAGTCATCAAAACTAGGTTGAATACATTCCCCTCTCCGTTTTGAATATTGTTTGATATCCAGCCAAAAAAGTCTCTTTCGGGGTTGCTATTGTTATCACTGTAGTTGTAAAAGCATTCTCCGATAATCGATAGCGTATGATCCTTTATAAAGCTAATAGTGCTGACTATTATTACTTTTTCATTCAAGTCGTTCTTTATCGAAATTAGATTTTGTTCCCCTCCCGGATGTAAAAACAATGCGGTTGTATCTTCAACTTCGTGGTACAGTTTTGATTTAAAAATATTATCACCCGCCGACTCGTAAGCATCAATGAACGGTTGCGATAGATAGAAGATTTTATTAGGCTCTAATTTCTTCGATAGGGTATCGAATTTTGACCGGATGAAATGTCTATTAGGATTTAACAGAAAATAATCCCTATCGCAAGAGAAATGCGAATATTCTCCAATACTTTTATCTTCAATCATTTTAAGAATCGGGTATCTATCGTAGTTTATCTTCATCTTAAAAATCAATTACAATAAAATCCTCACTCACACTAATACCCATTCCCATAAGCATAACAGCCGTTCTCACGTAGAATACTCCAGCCTTGGAATCGCATCCAAGATTTAGTTCTCTCGACTCAATTTTTATAGCCTCGCTCTGAGCCTTAGCATCCTGTTTGAGTTTTTCAAGGAAATCCCTGATCGGTTTATCAGAGCCTTCAATTTTAAATCGGATTGGTTTCATATTATCTGCACTTTAAATAATAAAACCTCATCGGGTTCAAGCGGTGCAGCGCCATCCCCCAGTGAGGTCTTTAAGTTTCTTATTGCTGACATTCTGCACCGTCAGCGTTTCCTTGAATCAAATGTACAAACTTTATCCGCCATGTCAAGACATTTTTGGCATCTTTTTGAAAATATTTTTTAGCGAGGTTTAAAGTGGTCGAATTCGACACCTTTAGAAAAGGCGTTTGCCAGGCCTTTCTCATCACACCCCCATCCCCTTCTGCAAATTAGCCACCATGTCAAACATACTCATGGACTTATCTGACGTGCTCGTACTTTGTCCACCGCCAGCCTTTCCCCCATCATACACCGGTATAACCGCACTCATTTGCAGTTGAACGATGTACGGCACCTGGTTAAGCACCTCGTCATAGGTCAGTTTGTGAGCTAACTTGACTCGTCGGATATAGGCTGCGATGCTGTCGTCTCCGGGATATCGTTCACTATTGTCATGTTTTGGAACAATCCCATAGTGCCGAAAAAAGATGATGGATCTAACCTCCGGTAGACCTCTTGCGCAGTTGCAAACAGTTCCTCACTGGTGAAATGATCCGCCACTATTTCAGTCAGGCGATCAGGTACTGGCTCTGGCTTATTATGTACGGCCGTGGCGATCAGGCTGGCAAGATGATAGGTGCTGGCATTGATCAGGTCGAAGGTGTCATCACTCCCTTGCTCCTTGTTAGCTTCACGCATTTGTTTGACGATTAGGCTCAACCGCCAACCTGTTTTCAAAGAGGCATTGGTTAGCTCCAGTCTAACCACGGTAGGCTTCTTTGCGCCAAACCTGTACAATATCCGGTTCAGCCAACCTTTTTCTTTTACCTCGACCGTTTTAAGCAATAACGGGTCGTTAATCGCTAATGATAGAAACTCTTTCTGCATATCCAAAGATAACTACAAAATGCCAATATACGCCATATTTGACCTATAAAACCACAAACCCCGAACACGTATGCCCAGGGTTTGCAGAAAGGTTATTAATTAGGGTGTATGCGCTGTGCCTTGCGCCGGCCTTATCCCGCTGGAGTAGCGTCGATAACTTTCCATCCCCATGGCGACACAGCCTCGCCCTGAGCGTTAACCGGAGTTTTAGCTCTAGCAGTATAGCTGAGTCTTACGAGGTCGTTACGGACCAGAGAAGCGGTGATGTTTGAAAGGGTAGTCATGTTCTTGAAGTGGAAAACCACCTTCTCCCCGTTCAAAGGTTTTGATGTAACTCTATAAGCCCATGACTTCAACACGTCACCAACGGGAGCATCGTAGGCTTTATTTACTGCATCCCAGGTCCCACCAATCAAATCAGCTGCAACTGCACCATCAACTTCAAGTGAAGCGAACGCAATGTTCGGTGCTTCAGTATCACCTGGTAAAACTTCAATTACTCCACCAATATCCTGCGCCCGGATCTCTGTTACTGCCACCGGCGGTATGTTAATACCTACAGCATCATCAGAAATGGGCGAAATCTTCTTCCAACCAGTTGTTGGTAATGATCCGTCTACCGTTACAGGTGCATATTCTACGGATTCAACGCTATACGCTCTTGCCATTGTTTTTTAGTTTGTGCCCCAAACGAGGCTGTTAATTATTTAATGCAGGCACCTTGATGGGCCATGATAGTCCCCTATTGGACTTAATTTCGTATTGTATAATATTGTACCCTTATCGTTAAAAACCAGTTGATACCATCCCTCTCAGGAGTCCCGGGTTCATCAACCCTAAAGTTGTAGTCATACCCCCAGACGTCTTGTAGTATAGGCAGCAGCTTGTCAAGAACTTGCTCAAATCGGATGAAGTTCGGTTGGGTATCGTCGTTGCTTAATGGTGCATTTGGAATGTGGATCCTAACATTGATCAGTCCCTCCTGCAACTCGTCTCCATCCATCGCCAAAGCGTTCACCACGATATCTTCCTTCACTGAGTTCTTGGGTCTTAAAAGCCAAATCACATTGCCAGAAATACCAAGCTCTGACTTACGCGAATTGATCACGCTCCATACTGTTCTTACCGCTGATAATGTTGACTTCATTCGAATGCTTTTAAGACGTTGTTCAAGGCTCGCTGTAGCTTCTTATCAGCTCCTAATGTTGTTCCGGAGATAACATCGTAATCCATATTCTCCACCCAACTAGCGTACTCCATACCTGCTACCAGAATGATCGCCCAACCTTCAGGAGACTCTTTACTAATTCTTTCAGCTTCCTCTTTGCCCTTAATCACTCCGGTCCCTCTGTCTGTCCCTTTATCCGCAATCTTGAAGTCCTCAGTCACTACCTCACCATCATACATCAGGATATAGCCAATTGAGCTACGCAAGTTCCCAGTCTGGTCATTGAAACCTCCCTGGCCTTTGGTCTTCATCCTGGCCGCTGTAGTCATCTGCAATCCAAGCTGATTTAGCTCGTTCTGCGTTACTCTGACAATCCTGCCAATGATCTCCTCCATCTGCTTTCCAAGATCAGCCTCAGTAAACGCTGGCACAAGCCTGAACCTCATATCCAGCCCCTCCCATGTAACTGACCAATGAAATGACGAATGATGCGGTCTTTGACGATGACTTCTTCAGTTTGCTTCACCACTTCAACTTCAATCCCGTCCGGAATTTGCTCCACGCTGAGAGGGAACGCCAGATCGTATTTGTAATCCACAGTTACCCCATCCTTATCAAGAACAGTTTTACCTGATCCGGCTGGAATTGCCCTGCAACGAACAGTGATCTCAGCTCCCGGAGTACCAGGTATCCATCCACCGTTCACATCGTCCCAGATATCCTCTGTGGCCGCGGTTCTATAAGTCAATCTATGTGGATACTGCTCAATCATTACCAGAGGTTTGACGCGTCTTGAATAATAGCACCGTGATAAGCAAGCTCATCAGGGAGGTTCCAACGTTTGACGAAAATTGACCGTAGTGACAACAGATCTTCAATATCCTGAGCACTTACACTATAATCCAACTCACCTACTGACTTCGGACTTGTCGCAATGATTAAGATAAGCCCCGCAAGTGCTGTCTCAACTCCCTTTTGGCTGTCCTCAGGGATGTACTCCAGATCTGGGTTCACGCTTGCATTAAGCAGAGCCAGTTCGATGCTGGAATCTTTTAACGGGAAGTTGATTTGCGCTTGAAGGGCCTCTTTATTTGTCATTGCTGGTTGTGATCAGGGTTAAGTCAGATCAGGGTTTACTTTTTGTCTTTTGGGTCGGCTGGTTCATCTGCCCCAGCAGTTTCATCTGGCTCAGGATCTTCGTCATTGCCGTCGTCCTCGACACGTACCAGGTTTCTACTTACGAGATCCTCAAGACGATCAGTTTTAAATTTGCTGACATCGTCACCGACTTCGTATCGCTTAGCCTCGCCGCCTTTCTTTACATACTTGGCAGCATCTTTAAATGGCTCATTTACTATGTACTTCTTCATGGTTTAGCCCTCCGCAAGTTTGGTTTTCAGGATGTGAACATTCTTTGAGTTGTTCAGAACAGGAGTAGCGTAAGCAACACCTTTAGTCACAACAGTGATCGGATCTTCAATACCCCAAGTTTTTACAAGCACGATGCCTGATTTGGTCTTGGTGGCAACGCCTGCGTTCACATACTCATCAGCAGATAAAGTGTACTGAGTATCACCATAAACAGCGCTTTCTGTGAAAGTAACGTGACCTGGCTCCCATCCGGAAACAGTCTCCTGATTACCAGCTTTGTCCTCAACTACCACGTCTGATTCCCAAATAATGATGGTCGGCAATCCTTTACGTGCCAACGCACGGTTCATCGTATCCAAATCTGGCTCCTGCTGCAATCCCAAAGCATTGACAACATAAGTCGCGCAAAACTTCTGAATCCCTTCATTTGATGCCATGTTGTTGAAGGTATCTTCTTCCATGGTCATGAAAAGGAGACGTCTGTTTCTCAGCTTTGCAGCTGCTTTGCGGTTCTTGATATCCGCCAAGATATCGGCCGTTTTATCGCTCCAGTCTTTGGGCGCATTGACGATCTGCGTAGTTGGGATCTCAAAATCCACGTCAGTAGTAGTCTGAACACCCTGCTCGTTGTTCGTCAGCGTAAGACTATACTTTCCTTTTGACAGGATCTGCTTTGCCAACCACTCAAGACGAGCGTTAACTGCGTTTACTACAAATGGACCATCCTCGTAATGCCAGTCAAGGATACGCTGCATTGCCTGCTTCCTGGTCGGTCCATCAGGTAGTCTAGTAACAGAATCCTGAAGTGCGCGAAGCATGTTAAAATCTGTTTCAACTTTATCTCTCGCTCCTTCAACCTTTGGGATTTCCCCAGAGATTTTAGATGGCAAAGGACGCCCGAACCGTGGCGCTCTACTGTTGAAGGCAACTACCGACGCCATAACCTTGGCACCAAAGTTCGCTTCTATCGCTTTCCAGTCCAGCGTTGGCTGATACAATAGAGGGAAGCCGCGCTGAAACTGTAACTCCTCGTAAGGGTACGTTTCAATCTCTGCTTGAGCATCCGCCTGATTGAATTCAGGAAGTAATTCGTTTACATTTATCATTTTCTAAATGCTATAGATCTTTTAATCTGTTAATTATACGTGCGTAATCCTTGGTAGAGCAGTCGCACGTTCAGCCGCTGTTCCTTGGCCTGCAGGTAGTGCTTTCTCGCGGATAGTTCCGCTGATACCAACTCCTACTGTGCAGTTCTCTTCTGCAATTGAATCTCTCAGCGTGTATCCGACTGGCTTAATCGTACCAGTTGTAACCGTGAGCGCCTTACCAAAGCCGGTAGCAGGGTCTTTCCCTACCATTGTTCCCTCTGGCACGATCCCATTTGGGTAGTCAGCAGGATCAATGTCCAGAACAAGTCCTCCGGGAAGCGTATCAACGACATTCTCCCAGACAACCTTCTGGAAGCCCTGAGTACCTTCTCTTTTAATTCCTTTTAATCCCATTTTTATAAATATTAAGCGGTTTGTGCGGTCTTCGCTTCAGCTGCTGCTTTGCGGTCCGCAATTCTTTCTTTCATTTCTGGTGACATCTCTTTGTCGCCAGCAGGTTTTCCGAATCCTGATGCCGGTTTGTCCTTACCGAGCCCATTATCCGAATTTGCCTGAATGATACCAGCTGCTGCGGCAACCTTGCGCTCTACATAGGAGTTGAAATGATCGTCATCTTTGAAGTTGATCTCTTCGATGTCGGTCAGAACGTCGTTCCGGAATTGCTCGGGAGCGTCTTTCAACTTGTCTGCAAGCTGTTGCTTACGGCTGGTCACTGTTTTTTCACCTTTAATGGCGGCAATCTCGGCTGCCTGCGCTTTCTGACCTTCTAAAATCTCCCTTAACAGCTTCTCAGTGGCGGTTTCGCCTTCTGGTGCTTTGCCTGCTTCCTCTGCTGCTTTTTCAGCGGCGATCTGCTCAGGTGTTTTAGTGGATTTGGTTTTGTTTTCCAGATCTCTCACCTTGTCGTCCTGCTTTGCGATATCAGCAAACGGGAAAATTTCATTCAGTTCGTCGAGCTTTGTTTCTATCTCGTCTTCGCTTTCGATTTTTACATCAAGCTTGTCCACGATAGAGTCCAGACGTGTGTTGGTTAAGTTTACAGTAGGAAACTTTGCCTTGTACTTAGCCTTAATTTGGGTTTTAAATCCTGCCATTTCTTTGTGTTTTTAAGCGACCAGTACCGTCCGTGGGAATCCTGCGTAAAGCATGATTTTCGTCCGTCCTGAAGCCTCTTTGTTTCAGTGAACTCAAAGATATTGAGGCGTATTGGGGGGTTAAAATTGGCTATTGCAACATAGGGAGATGTTGTGATGATTGAGGAGAAAGGGATAACATGGTGTTCATGAAAATAAACACTAAAAAACTCAACTATTTATAATACAACCATCTCATACACAGAAATCTAGAGTTTTGAAATGTTATATTTGGCTACATGACTAAGAAAATCAAAATAGATGAGGAGTTACTAGGTAACTTGTCGGCGGCATCAAGCCAAATTTCAAAGGCGCTTGAGCAATTTAAAGTAAACAATCAACCACTTCTAAACCCATTTAATAATCTTCAGGCTGGACAAGCTTTGGGAGCTCTTACTGAACTTTCAACTAAGATTGGCGAGAATTGGACTGCTCAGCTAAAAAAATCACCGCTAATCAATTTGAAGGGGATGGCCTCTATTCCTCCTTTAAGGCCACAAATGAGCGAACCTCCTTTAGGCGATTGGTATCAAGAACCGAAGCGTTTACTTTTCGAAGTGATCATCGAAGAATAAACAACTTGAGAGGGGCCTAACCTGCCCCTTTCAACACCTTCTCAATAACCCCTAGATTATCCTTCCACCAGAACGGCTGACTCTTCCAGCCCTCTACCCTTTCAGCATTGGTTGAAACCCAATCCTTGAAACCTTGAGGGACATCAGTCACGCGAACCTTCTTCTGCAACTTAGCAATCGCTTCCAAAGTATCTTCACCCCGAGCGACGAGCTTATTGTAAGCATCAAGCATCTTGCGCGACATGAGGATTGGCGTTTTAAAACACAAGCAGTGAGGATGATTCCCTGACCAGACGTAAGTCACTGGATAGTCGCCAGCCAGAGCTCTGCATATCTCGCAGCGGACCTTCGGCTTATTGGTAGCACTCAAATTGATCCTGTATCCAAGAACCAAAGGATTCGCCATCCACGCCTCCTGATCACTGGCACGGTAAGCCATATTGATCTGAGTTCGTGCAACCCGTTCAGCGTTTTTAACCGGGGACTTGTTGACGCCCTGCCCTGGGGTTTGCTGTATTCCAGTATCGCGTAACGCTTCCCGCAGTTCCTTTGCCACCTTCACAGCAGATCTTCCCTCCTGAATCCCTTCCTCTAATTGCTGATTAATAAGGTCACGATACCGATCCGCTGACTTCCATACACGATCCGATAATGTTAACCCCCCTTTAGCCTGCTTGATGAATTGGTCACGGGCTTTGGTCCGGTGAGCGTTCAATGCTTTTTCAACCTGAGGAGGCAACTCCATACCTATATACTTAGTCTCCACATACGCCTTCGTCCGATCCTCAGCAATCTGCCAAGACTTCTGCATGCCAGTCTCGATCTTAGTAACGGTCTTCTTAACAAGCGTAGTCAGGATCTGGTCAAGCTTCTTATTGATCACACGCTGAGAAGCACCGGAGGCAATGAAGGGAGCGATCTGGTTTACTACATCATCGTAGTAGCGCTGAATGACTCGAACGATGCTATCCTCTTGAGCGAAGTGCTCCCTTTCGAATTTGTAATTTACCGAATCAAAGGTGTACTCAGCCATCGGTTAGACCTCCACCTCTTCTTCAATCTCCCTACCCAGCGTATCCTGCTGCCTCTCGATCAGCTGATTCTCCCGATCCACATCCTGAACAAATCCGGTCATTCCAACAGCCGTCTCTCTGCTCAATAATGGCTGTCCACCGGTAGCAGCAATAAGCATATCAACGGTTTCTTTATCGTCATTGATCCGGAATAATGGAAACTCAGGATGAAGCTGCAGGTTAGACGCTGGTTTCAACGATGTATCGATCGCAACGCAGGCTGATACAATGAAGTTCAGCGACCGCTGGGTACATTCCCCGAACTGACCGTTTGTGTGCCTCATAGCGGCTAGATGAGCGTCAATAAATACCCTGTCAAAGCCGGTTCCTGACTTGACACCCAGATCAGCCATACCCTTAGTGGATATGTCAGGAGTTTGCGTGCAGGTGTAGATGAAGTTCACCAGGTTGTCAATCTCCAAACGAACGGCCTCAGGTGCTGCATCCCAGGTGATGTACTTCAGGTCAGATGATCCTACTTCTTTACCCTCTCGGTCAATCTGAGGAACGACGTTAATCACCTTCGCGACTTCCCCACGAGCAGGCATGGACTTGATGATCCCTTTAGCGAACAGCACCGGTGATGAATTTGCATCAACCACATCAGCAAAGTTGGAAACTAACGTTTCAAGCCGTTCGATGACTGGCTGAACATCTGCCCACTCGGGTTGTGCCTGGCTGTAGTAGATGATCGGTAACTTACCGTAGGTGTACTTGACTGCTTCCTTGAGTACCCAGATGCCCTTCTCCATTTCGAACTTAAGCACGCCGTCTTTGCTATAGATGTCCAAATGCTCCACCTCGCTATTATCTAATGGGGTAGTCAGCTCAGCCTCAGGATTACTGAAGTCAATCATCTCCGTGAAGTCCCGAGCCGTCTTGTAGCCTCTACCGAAGTACACGAGCTCTCCGGATCCATTGAAGACCGGAAACAACTTATCGCCCAATGATGGAGCCAGAATCTTCATACGCATGCGCTTTTTGCCTTGGCTGGAAAGCGTCCCCCAATACGCGGCGTCCACATCCTCACTATACCAAAGCTCAGCCACCTGCAATTCCGACATCATCTTCTCAGCGATCTCAGTAGACTTAAACTCCATCTTGTTATCATCTCGGCATTTCTTAACCATCTCCAGCAGACGAGCCTCAAGATTATTTTCTGGCTTAGCAACGATGTTCATATTGCCCGTATTCATGAAGGCAGCACGGCGTGTAACGATGAGCTTCTGCAAGGGCAGAGCAATCCGATTAACTTCCTCCTGGACCTTGCGTGTGGCCGGCACCGGCTCTCCGTTGACCTTGAGTAGTTCTCCATTAGCATCCTTCTTAAACTCGCCAGTAGGAACAAGCCGTTCACGCTTCTTTCGCTTGCCACGATCAAATACATTATGCTGAGCAGGGTCAAGCTGCTTCATGCTATCATTGGTAGGAAGGTTTGTTGCTCCCTGGGTTTGTACTAATTGGATTATTGCAGGTGTTCCCATTTCTTTAAAATATTGATAGTGATTCGAGGTTGGATTCGTATGCAGGTTGTTCGCCCACGAGCTTGCGGAAAGCGTATCTGATCGGGTCGATAGTATGATCGTTACCGTTCTCCAATGGAATACCCGCCTTCTTGTCGTTCCACTGGTAATTTTTAAGTTCCCGCTTAACGTTGGAACTTTGGGGAGTAACTACTATCGTGTAGTCCTGTAATGCCGAAAGACCAGCGGTTACGCTACCCGGGCCTTTCTCGCACTCGATAATGTTGAGACCTAACTCTTGAAGGTCTGATATCAGTCTATCCTCTGCGCTGTCCCCAACAATGAGGTCATCAGGACGGGCAATCCGAGACTTATTAACGTGGTAAACAGCAGTAGTCCCCAAAGGAGTATTGCTGTAGTACTCTTCATCCACATAGATCCGCTTGGCCTTTTTATCAACAGCAACCTTCACAAGCGTTGTCGGATCCACGCTGAAACCGTAATCTTGACCATAGCAGTAAGGTAGCGACGTATCAAACTCTCCTTCTTCCCAGTTAGGCAGAATAACACCCTCGGCGATATCTGCCCATCTGCCAATGATCTTGTATGCGTACTTCGACTTATTGAAGCTATTTTGATAAGCCGAGTCGTAGCGAGCTTGAGAATAAACCCGATACTCGTCGTAGGCGGCCGCTTGTCCTGCTCTCTCTGCATCAGCAATAGCCTTCCTCTTCAGTTCAGCCACCTCTTGCAAGAACTGAGGGGCGAGATGATCAACGTTATCGAGGTATGAGGTATGTATATGAAGAACATCCGGATGCGTACTGATCTGGACATCCACTCCATCAACTTTGACCAGCTTGTGAGTATCCTGAATGTACTTCTTGTAAACGAAGTGTTCAGCATTCGAAGGGTTCATGATCAGAATAACCCGATTTTGAATACCCTGCTGACGAATAGAAAGGCGTAGCGTGTCAAACTCATCTTCACTCTGCCACTCTTCCATCTCATCACCAACGAACGTTGTAAGACCCTGAATCGACTTAAGGTTTGCGGTTTGGTTACCTGAACTGGTTTTAATCCCCCGGAAAAGAATCTCTGATCCTGAGAATTTGTTTATAATATCAGTCTGGGTAACGATAAACTGATTGATCATCCCGTCCAGATCAATCTTTTGCCTAAACTCAGGGATAACCGATATCCCCGCAGAAGTCATCGTATACCTGCTATACAGCATCTTGTGCCCTTTCTGAAAGGATAGGCGCTGTACAAATGTGGAAGCGTTGAATGACTTACCAGAGCCTCGCCCGCCAGTAATCAGGATAATGAAGTGAACTCTATCCGTGTATAAGGGTTTATATGGAGGTTGGACAGTTATCATGCCTGATCACCGGTATTATTTGCTTCAAGCCATTTCTCAGGGTCAACATTGCCGTTCATAGTCACGTCCAACTTATCCTTGAACATGCTATGCATCCTGGCAATCTTCTCTTGCGCTGCATCAGCTGCGTACAGTTCTACCTGTGGGCCGTCCTTGGTATATTTAAATGATTTAATTTTTGCATTCTCCTTATCACGGGCGATTGCAGCAAGATCGAGCTCAGCTGTTTCAATTAACTCCGGAGTGCCATCGACAATTCTAAATGCCTTAGGGTTACGTTTAAGCTCAAGCTTATACCGGAGCTTACGTTTCTCAAGATTATTGACATGAGCGATGTGAGCGTTCATTTCCTCCTCGTTCAAGTCGGCAGCAGCGGCATATTCAGCCTCGAAGCTGATCTCTTCCTCAAGCTCGTCAATCAGCTGTCCAAGGCCTTTTTTAACGCGTGGAACGTGTTCGGTCTTTCTAAGAACCATGTAGTTATTGACGTTCCCTCGCGCGATATCCCCGATCATTTTCCCGACTTGGTCAGGGGTAATTTCAGCTTCTTTAAGTCTACGGGCGACTTCGGCTTTTATATTAGGTTTTATTAAGTTCTCGCTAGCTATCTCAGCTGCCGAATTCTTACTATACCCAGCCCTTATCGCCGCCTGAGTCCCATTAAAATCAATCAGGTACTCATCAATAAACTTTCTTTGCTTCAAGGTCAGCTCTGGCGTATTCTCGGCACTCATATCAATCCCTCCTCTCTCAACTTCTCACAGAACTCATTTACTTTACCATAGTATGCCGGATTCTTAACGCACCCTCTGGCCCGGTTCAGCAGGAATGATACAAGTGTGTTATTGCTTAGCTTCAGCACTTCGGTCATCTTAAGGACGAAACCATTCTTTGAAAGGACAGCATTAGCTTTCAGCGAAGCAGGGTGATAGAGGTAGGTAGCTATCATGACGAACAACATTTTCAGATCGCCTTTATCCCGCTTCTTCCATCTGTATTCCGGGTGGCCGTATTCCTGAACGAAGCGATCGTAAATAGGCTGAAGCAAGGTAAGGTCGTATAATCTCGGTGTCGTATTCTCGATAGCTTCCCTTGCAAGCTCCGGATACATGCAGGAAATATACCTGGTAAAGTTGGAAAGTTGCTGTGCTGTCATATTACAAATATACTATTTTAAACGCCAACACAAGACGTATTTGGCTTGTTTGCAGCAGAAGATAAGATTTCGCCAATATGGTATTGAAATTCCTCACAAGAGCGCACCACATAAACAGGGACACCATTCGATTGCCATACCTTGTGGATCTTATCCTGAATGGGCGATACATGACCTGACGCAGTTTTAAATTCGAAGCCATATGCTTTCCCATCCCAAAGGAATATGATATCAGGGATGCCGGCTACTACACCGGAGGCTTTAAGCTGCATTCCTTCAATGGCGTTTCTTGAGCCGCCATTCGGAACATGGAAACATAAGCCCCTTGTTTCAGGATGGGTATTGTGTAACCACTGGTAAGCTTCGGCCTGAATCTGAATTTCGGATCTGGGTTTGGTCGTCATGGTGCGAGGAATTGATGCTCAAGCAAAGATAAGTACTATAAGCCATAATAAGCCACTTATGACGCAAATGACAATCAGAAATTTCAAAAAATAGCATCGTCATGTTTGCGTCATGCTTTAAAATACTGATATTCTTATACTTATGTCAAAAATGACGCAAATGACACAAAAAATGCATAAACGTACGTGAGAAATGAAAACAGCAAACAGGGAGCGAGTATAGGTGGTAGACATGTACATATATGTATTACGTAATATTAGAAAGAAAATTTGCGTCATTTGCGTCACAAATCATTCAATGAACTGATTGTCTGATATTTACCAATGACAAACACATGACGCAAAGCATTTTCGACCATATTTTTGCGTCATGATGATAAGCATTTGCGTCATGGATTGGGTATATTTAGGGTATGACGCACCATGACAAACCTAAAGACAACAACCCCAAAGATCATCATTACGTACCTCAGGCTTATCTATCGCACTTTACTGATGACGAAGGGAAGCTCGCCACAATTGATTTGGAACTTTCAAAAGCTACAGGATACCATAGGGTAACAGGTGGGAAAAAGCCGAAGGGCATTGCATTTGAAAAGATGTTTTATCTTGTTAACCCCGATAGCAGCTTCCTTTCGGAAGATGTCAAAGGGATGCAACTAAGTCCGTATTATGTGGAAACTCAGGTTTTCAAAAGAATGGAAAATAACTATTCAAGAATAGTTTCCCAGATGTTGAATCATGAAATAATATCTAACGAGAAAGCTATTATATTATCTGAGGCACTACTCCTGATGAAACTCAGAACCAAATACCACAGAGAAAGCATGAAGCCTGATGCTCAACGATTGGTGGACGAATTAACCACCAAATACATTACTAAGTTGGACGAATTAGATGTCGAGAACAAAGAGAGGAAGATAGAGATTGCTAAATACTATGCAATTAAACTAAAAAATGATCCAGAGTTGGTAAAGGAGTTACACGTTGGATCGTTACTTCATCGGTCTTTAAAAATGAATGGCCTTGAAAAAACAATACCGCTTTTTCTGAGACACTTAAAGTGGAATATTCTCGTTACTGACGACAATCATCAATTTATTACCACTGATAATCCGGGGTACTGTATCGACCTTGATACGAACACTGTACAAAATATGAAGTTCGCTAATAGGTTCATTTATTGCCTGCCATTGAACCCAAATAACTGTCTAGTCTTAACATATAATGAGTTCGACATCGATTACATGAAATTTGGCAGATATAAGGAAGTGTTTAAACAACATGCATCGACTAAGCAAGTCGGAGAGATAAATTCCTGCTCGCTGCGGCACATAGACAGGTTCATAGTATCAAAAAATACGGGCTTTTTGGAGGCAGTAATACCATTACTAAAAACGGTTACTTCAGCCAAAAAACCCGCTCATTAACTGTCCTGATTTCTTCAAATTCAATACCCTTAAACTGAAAATAAAGCTTGCACCAGCCATAGAACTTTTTGTTACTACACCACTTCTTAACGTTTTGGTTATCTGCAATAAATGAGTTATAAAGCATAGGCTTTGAGAATGATCCTTTAGGCTCTGGCCCGTTCTCTTCGAACCATTCGTTCATATACTCATAGAACTCCTGACAGGTAGAAGCTATGAGGCGCTTTTCGGGTAAGTGTATAAGGTCCTGCTTAACCATTCCTTTGCCCAGGTAGAACTTTGCACACTCTGACATGAAGCTATCGAATAGCCCCCACTCCTTATCTGTCCATTCATCAAACAGCATCTTACCAAACTCATCAAGTGGTGTATACTCTTTGGTGTAATGCCTGGAAAGCTCTATTTCAAAGCGCCTACGGTCGTGACTGTTACCGTCGCCCCGTATGGCATAGTTAGTTGTAATAATGATCTTTGGAGATTCAGCAAAAGGAATATAGAAGGTTCCTTTGTTCTTCTTTTCAACCTCGATGCCGTCAGTTATGACACTGAACAGTCTCTCAAAATCAAAGTTCTTGTTGACGTCTTCGAAGGCCATTATCTTGGTGTCCAGATTCACGCGCTGATATACAAATGACTTGTCGAAGCCGAAGGTCTTACCATCGAACGATATCGTGTTTTTGAAGTTCTTTATGCCCTTAATTAATATACCTTTACCGGTACCCCCTTCTGGATTGTCACTGATCACTTCATCATTGAAGATGATTGCAGGCGAGTAGGCCCCGTTCTTGTAGTCATGCATCAAATAGCCCATGGCTGAACATATCGATTGGTACCGGGCAGTATCCTTTCCACTGACATTGAAAATAAAGTTCTTAAAGTCGCAATCAGGATTCTCGGTATAGGTAAATGCTCGTGGGAGTATTTGACTATCCCAAATGTAACCTTCGAGCTCAGTGTATGGCCTCAGTAATATTGACGAGCTTGTCACTTCGACGAAACCATTCTGGTAGAAGACAGTCACCATATCTTTCTTGTCGCGCATGAAGCTAATCCTTGTCTCAGGAAGAAACTCAAGATAGTCATCTGCAAATGTCTTAGTCACATTCTGGGCAATGTATTGGTAGATGTCGTAACGGCGAATCGATTCCAGATAATCAATAACGATTTTCTTAAGATCAGCCTTATTGATTTCCTTTACCACGTTGTCAATTATCTGGACCAAGATCCAACGGTCGATAGTAACTCGGTACCGGTAAATCCCATTGTTCACCAAGAACTCTTTGAACATCCTTTTATCCAGGGTGATCTTATCGTCTTCGTCAACTATCCAGAATTGAACGAGCTTATTTTTTGCGGCGATGACAGCAGCGGGTGTGTTGTGAAAATCTTTATTCTTCTCGTCGCTATATTCTTCAATAACCCGGTCAGCAACTTCCCTTACGCGTTCAATATTAGCCTCAAATTCTTCTGCCAGATGCGATAAATCGGATTGCTTAGGAGTTATACCCTTATGAACGAATTGAGTTACCAGAGCGCCCGTAATCTTGTCGTTTAATCGGTTCGAGTTGTTGCGCTTTATCGCGGTGTTGTGCTGTGAAGAATAAAGCTTGTAAATGCTTTTAACCGGACGAAGCAGTTTTTCATCGCTGATATCCGTCTGTGCACCAAACCGGCTTAACACCATGTCTCGGCAATAAGATTCGCTCATGCCAATCGTATTACAGAATCCGGCCAGACACGCGACGTAGAAATGCTTGAACCCATCACTGAAGCTATATTTCGCATCGGCTTTCCGGATCGCTGCCTCGAATGCCTTTTCGCTATCCGCTTCCTCGATCGGCTCAATGTAAGTTACGGCCCGCTGCCGATTCTTTTTATTCTCCAGGTAGGCGGACGATGGCGTCTTAACCGGGATTGAGTCAAAGTCATCACGAATTTTAGCATTCTGATCGAACGACACATACCGAAGCCGACTTATGTCGTGGCAACCCTTATCAATGGAGATATAGAAGTTATCGTAAAGCTCATCTTTGATGCTGAAGAAAACGTCCTTGTGCTGCTCCGGATTGATTTTCACAACGAAAGTCACACCTTTACCGGAAACACTTAAGAAGCAAGAGACCACCTCAGGCATCTCAAATAGCATATCCCTCAGATCTTCCCAGTTGTCTACCTCTGGATTTTCCTTTGGGTCAATGTCGATATTCAAAAGGCCTGTGTGCTTACAGTTTTCGATCTTCCGGTGATTTTCTACATGCGCGGATATCGTGATAGCCTTTAGCTTACGACCTTTAAGATCCTGACGCTTCTCCGGATCCTGCTCAGCACGTATTTGCGAAACAACATCGTAGTAAACGCCGTCTCTAATGGCATACATCTCGGTATAAAAGTCAGTATCCTGAGGCTTCCATCCTGGTGCATATCTATTTTCTTTCCTCATGAGCTGAGGCTTGAATTCTGAAATTGGGATAAGTGGTTTATTTGCCATTCCCTATGCTGCTTTAAATGTTCCTTTAATAATTAGATCTGCAAACTCAATCGGTTCCTCACTGATCATTCGCTGTTGAAAATCAACCCATGAGGATTTATATCCCATGAAGCTGGCGTACTGTGCGAGATAGCCAGCCGCTGACTGTTCCCTTGCGCGGGCGACGCGTGCCCCGTATGGTTTTTTATTTAATGTCTTAGAATAGACGGATAGCTCATAAGGTGAAAGCTCAGATATTCGCTTACCTGCAAGCTGACTGTAGTCTGCGGTTATTTCGACCAGATCACCGATCTCAAGTTCCTTTTCCTGAATCGGAAATACCTCACCACAGTACTTACAGACCCGAACGCTGGAGGCGAGAATGGAGTCGCATTTCGGGCATGATTTTACTGGGCTTACTCCATCTTTTTCCTTCTTCTTTTTTGGTGCAGTATTCCAGAGAGTCGTAAAGTCTCTGTGTTCGAAGTATAAACCGTGCTCGCGCCAATTGTCTCCATAATCGAGAACCGTAAAGAAGTCATTTTTACCTGGAGATATCCTTGATCCTCGACCTATTTCTTGAAGATAAAGCGCAGGAGAAGTTGTTTTGTGATTGAGTATTACTAAATCAATAGAAGGAAAGTCGAACCCCTTCGAAAGTGATCGTATCGAAACAAGTATGTCACACAGCCCCAGCTCGGTGAACTTAGCAAGCTCATATTCTGAGTTAGGAGTCTGGGAATGATAACAAGTAGAAGCGAAGCCGTTTTCAACAAGTTTACTATTTAGGTCCTCCGCTGCCTTTATAGAAGCTACAAAAATGATACACTTCTTAAATGGGACACTTCTAAGGTCGTCGAACAGGCCTGCGTACACCGATCGACTGGTAAATACTTCCTCTTGACTTGCTTCGGTATATTCGCCGTTTCTCATCTCCAGTAGTGTTAAATCTGCCTTTGTTCTTGCCAGATGTTGATAGTTACATAATTTGCCTAACTGTATTAGCTCGTCTACCTGCGGACCGGGAACCAATTCTTTAAATATTACAGGAAGGTGCTTGGCATATTTGTAAAATGGTGTGGCAGTGAATCCAACCAGATAAGATGCACTAAGCTCATTTAATACATAGCAATGGGTGGAAATATGAACTTCATCAGCCAAAACAATTAGCCCATAACCTAACCTTCTGAATTGCTCCAATATCATAGGCCTTTTCCGGAGCGTTTGTGCCATGCCAACATATACATTGCCTGGTTTAATATACAAGGACTTAACACTAGCGTTGATTTCAATACCTCCAAACTCGTTAACGAGTTGTTTGTAGATCTTCCGGGTTTCTGAAATAACTAGGAATGTGTTGCCCTTTTTTAATCCCCGGTGAATCATAGTTGCCATAATTATCGTCTTACCGCTGCCTGTCGGAGATTGGACAACAATCGTCTTGTTTTGGGCCAGGGAGACGCTGCTCTTTTTTATAATATCCTCTTGATATGGGTAGGGCTGCTTCATGTTATAGGTATCTTAAGGATGTATTATTTTTTTGAGATCCGTTAAGTCTGCTTTTTAAGGTACTATACACCAATCCATTCTCTTCTGCAGCTGACTTGGCAGATTGATACAATTTACCAGTGATTATATTTATGACTTTCTTTCTCCTGGCTTCAGAGGCTAACTCATTATTTGGAATGGAAAGTCCTGTCCGAACAGCATGTTGCATGTTCTCACTTTTCGTCACCCACTCAAGATTAAGGATATGATTATTGTCTTTATTCCCGTCTATATGGTTCACTTCTGGTTTACTCTGATTGTTGGCTAAAAAAGCGGATGCAACAAGCCTGTGTACGTAACAATTCCTTTCTTTCCCATCTTTTCTAAAATGGAAGTATCTATATCCTTTGCGACTTAATTTTCCTTCTAATATTGATGGCTGAACATATTGGGGGCCGCCATTAGACTCAATAACCCTCTCCAATGATTTTACTCTTCCATGGTTGGAAACTTGGTAGTAGCCTTCGTATCCTTCGATATCTTTCCAGAGTTCTTCCATAAATTTTTTAGATAAAAAAGCCCATGATCAGGGTTTGGCCATCCACTGCCTCCCCCTAGTCATGGGCCAGAAAAGTCTTATTATTGCCGGTGGATGTTCGGCATATACAAATCTAACAATTTATCCGCCATTCAATGCCTTATTTGGCATATTTCTCTCACGGCTATTGACTGAGCCTTTTTCCAACTCAGCAATCCCTTCATTGAACTCCCGAAGCTTATCAGTGGGATAATGGCTGAAGTGCTTAATCAGCGTCACCATTTCAACACCGTACTCGTATGTGAAGGCTTCACGATCTTTAAGATCGGCTACTGATGCCAGGTGGGTCTCTATTGCTTTGACTGACCTGATGATCTGCCCAGCATGGTTGTTAACGGCGGGCTGCTTGAATTTGGAATCAACCAGGTCGCAAGCAAATTCTATCTTGATCATTTCGGCAAGTGAGCCGATTAATTGCAGGGATTCCAATAAGCGTACTTTACGTTCGAGGGAGAATGGTTCTTTGTGTTTTAGTGGCATGGTGGGTAAAAGTTTAATCTGTACAAAAACCGGCCTGGCATCCTGAGCCTGTTCCGAAGAAGAAGTCAAGTTGTAAGCCCAATTTCTGGATCTCTAATAGTGAATATTTCTCTTTGAATGTTCGATCGTAGATGGATTCCATAACAGCGGCCCACTTCATGATGTGTGGATTATTATCGAAATTCTTCCTTAGCTGCTGCTCATCCTTCCAAAAACAGTTTTGGCAATTCGAGTCCTCTGGAAAAACGATTCCTTTCCCTTCCCAGTAATTGGCTACCATTGAGTGAATAACTTTATTGTCTATAAGAGGAAAATCCCCCACTCGCCAAACAAGATCCGTCCAGCGATGCATATGATAAAATCCAGCTTTCGTGTTGTACTTTAACGCTGACCTCAGAACAGGATTAGTCACTTCATCGGTACTTTCATATATCTCGCAATGAGTAGCCATATGGAAACTATCAGTGAACTTGTCTTTGCGCTCCGCCTCATCATATCGAAAACCTACACGCATCTTTACCGGTAGTTCAAACCTCAAGAACAAAAGATCGAATATTGGGACCATCTTCATTATGGTGGTGCAAAAGCGCTTATTCATGTTTGGAATGGCGGATTTGACTTTAATCATTTCCTCCCATCCCATACCTCGGAGCCAAATAATTTCTCTACCCAACATCTGCTCCAAGTCAAACATCGTTTTCAGGATGATCGGATCTTCTGATGTAGCAACAAACTCTGGCCAATGACTGGAATACTTTTGCAGCTTATCGTTAGCCATTTGCTTAAGTTTCTTGTCAATGCCTAGACCGGCGTTATGATCGTCAATACAGACTAAGGCGAACAATTCCAGGTCAGCTGGGTAGTTTGCTGCTAAATATGAACTGGTTTTCCCACCGGATAGGCTGTTTACTGTTTTCATTTTTAACTTACTTATACTGTGCACTTTTGTGAGAACTTTTCTTAACTTTAGAGAAACTACTAACCATGATAAATTTTAATGATCTTTTCGAAACCCCTTCTGACAAAGAATTCGAAGCCCGACTACAGGAAATCGAAAAGAAGTATGCTTATTGGTTTAAAGACCGTAAATCAAGACTTTATCCAAAAGAGCCCGATACCTTAAGACTGCATATTATTACGCGATTTAAAGGGTTGGAAAGAGGCATTAATCGTGACGAGGGCTCTGATCTTCCCGATATGATATTTGAGGAATGTGTGGATGCATTTAATTCAGTGTATAACAAAAAGCTAGAGTAAAGGCATCATGCGGCTACCTCTCCTTTCTCCATTTGCCTATACTTTTTACTTATCACAGGCAACCCTTTACTTACCAACTCAACTATTTTATCGTGATACTCAGTGGCTTTATTCTGCAATCCTCTTGACTGAGTGATCTGCATTTTAGAAAGCGATATCTCCACTGTTTCGATAGGTTTGCCATTAATTCTAGCTGAAAGTATCAGAGAGTCTGGTTTGGCATAATACCTGTTTGAGTAGACGCAATGTTTGTGAGCTTCTGCCTCGTCGATGAACTCCTGAATGCTTTCAAGAACCTTTACTTCCAAATCTGAATCTTGAAAAGTTATGCCGAAGAAAGATGACTTCAATTTTTGAAAACTGCGCTGATCGTTTTCAAGCTGCTTCATCCTGCTAGTCAACTCCTGACGCTTTAGGATAGCTGTTTTCTTTTTTACAAGCCTATCATGCTCTCTGGTCAGGTTTTTCGGACACACATACTTTGCATTCCGGAGGTCTTTACCGAAATACTCTAGCAGATCCAAGTAATCAAGCCAGGTACTTGCGCTCTTGACTATATACTTGTTTCTTAAGCAGATCTTGATTGATGACCAATGACGCCAAATACCAGACGCCCGTTCTCCAAGATGCCGGCTCAATAAAGCGAATTGCTTTGCTTTCAGCAATGTTTCGGTTTTAGAGTCATGACCCAAATTACGCAGAAGCTCAAATGGACTAATGCCTGTTACCAAGGAAGAAAATCCATTTCGCTTGTAGACAGGGAGTAGATTCATTTCCGGATAGATTTTAAACACTGAAATATTGTACTTCCACAAATCCCTGGGGTTCTTCAATGTCATCTGCCCACCGAAGTGATCATAAGATAGACCCATTCCACCGACCTGCATGCTGATTACTTCGAAGTTACCATCGGGTAAAATCCATTGTTGCATGATCTCCCTGGTGTAGACAGAAGGCTTTTGCTTAGCCTTCATATGACAGTTAATGTCGAAATACCGTACAACCTGAAAGTCTTCGACAACATCCAAGACAGCAAAACGTGCCCAATCCTTAGACTTCTGTTTCCTCGTTGTATCAAGCTTCAACTTCCAGCCACAACCAGGGCAAACCTCAGTTTTGATTTTCATTGAGGTGGTGGGCCAAACATGGCCGCAGCACAGGCAATTAGTCCACATCTTATTTCTATATCCAACATGGTCAATGCAATTCTTGAATGCCCATGGTTCAAGCTTGCTGGCTAATTTTGGAAGGCGCTCGCTCAACTCACAAACAAGCACCTGGCGTTTGCTTTTCGGTTTCATAATTAGAATAATGAGATTTGACTTTCCGGTACCGGCGCTAATTTCTTTATTTATTTTAATGGCCTGCTTGGTGCAGGTTCCCTAGAGGCAATAACCTTCTCCATTTTACCTATGGTGGCAGGAGCTTCAACATGATGATTCACCACAACCTTTGCGTTGACTGGCTTTCCTACCGCGATATCATCCTCGTCATAATAGTGAACAGCCATGTTGAAGATTTCTTCATCTGCAAAACCTGCACAACCACTTTTTTGCACCGTGTTGAGGATGTAGGTAATGCAATCGTCTATGTTCTTTGCGGGCTTTTTGAATGTCTCTGCAAATAGGGGATCATTCGCAGCAACACCTTCGAGGTGCGACTGGATTATTGTCTTGAATGAGTCGGTTGCTTTCATCACTCCCCCTCCCTAACCAATACATCCGCACTTTTCACACTCGCATACTTCCCACGGATCTCAGCGGCGAAATACACACCAGCACTTGGCGCAGCTACCATCCGGTCCAACACGTCAGCAGGCACCTGAGTATACAGATACGTGCCTCCTGCCCTATTCGGACTGCCAATAAACTGGACGAATAAGATCTTATGCTCACGGTCTACGCCGAAGAAAGCGACCGTCGAAGACTTGGGTGCATGTATTTCAAATCCGGCAACGACCGGGGCAACCAGGTAGGGTTTATTGTTGATTGATACTCTTTTCATGATTGATTAAATTAAAGGCGGCTATTAAACCGCCTATTATAGACACATTTGGCTTACCTAGAACGGCAGGTCGTCATCCTGTGGGGTATTACTAAACTCTGCTGGTGGAGTATACTGCGGCGCAGATTCTACGTTACTGCCATCTTGCTTACTGATCTTCCAGCAAACCAACGTGTTGAAGTAGGAAGTCTTGCCGTTTCGGTCGGTCCATGGGCGTCCTCGAAGGTTGAAGTGAACATCAACTACATCACCTGGTTTGTAATTATCTAAGATGTTCACCTTGTCTTGATGAACTTCAAATTTAATATACTCCGGGTAGTTCGGATTTTCCGCATACTCGACTACCAGTTCTCTTTTTTTGAAAGTCTCAGTTACATTTTGAACGGGACTCACTTCATGTACTTTACCTTTAATATCCATTATTTGCTATTTATAATCCGGAAACGCCGGTTCGTTTTAAAACATTTTATACCATTCGAAAGCCAGGCGCTCAGCCTGCTGCTTTCCTTTAAGCCAATACTTATCGCCTTCTACAATGGGCAGCTTAAACACCTTATGCGGCTCGCTTTTACTGATACCTATCAGGATATCTTTCTTTGATCCGGACATTGTCATGTACAGGTACCTTTGACGGAAGTAGTCGAAGTATTCGCAGGCATCCACAAAAGCTTTTTGGGAAGTTGATGCAGTAGACTTGATATCACCTCCGTGCTTTAGTGCCGGCATCCAGAGATCAAACTTGCACCTCATCACTAGGCTGAATGAAAACCCGCAGTATTCGAAATGAACCGGAGTGATGAACACCTTCTGAAACTCGCTTAGCTTATGAAGACTCACGCAGGTAGGGTCCGCCATAAAAGACTTTCGCATCTTAAGCGACCTATCCCATTCCTCCTGACTGATCACTTCACCCTCGCAGGTCCTTTTAAAGTAATCGAGCTTTGACTCCTCAGTGATCTGCGCATCCAAAAGATTGCCGAACCGATAAGCGTTTGTAGGATCCATGAACGGTTTTGGATTCAACATACCATCAAGCCAGCTTAAATCGCTGTTAGATACGGAAGGGTGATTGTAGTAGTCCATGCCTAAGTCTCCTGCGTCCATCGCAATGCTTCCCGCCTCCATCCTTACGCTGCCTTACTTGCTATCGCCTTGACGTCGTCCACGTACCTGATATTCTTGCTCTCGATAAACTCTCCGGAGCGAGCAACCTTTTCAGCGAAGGTTTTCATGGTCTCAAGTTTCTTCTTACCAAGATCTTCTACACTTAAACCGTTCCCTTCTTTTCGGAAATAAAGGGAGATAATTTCCAACCACCCAGCGGAGTTCAGCACCTCAATTTTAACAGCCTTACGGATTGACGCAACATTATCAGACTGAATCTCAGCGCGAGCAATTTCAGCATCCATAGCAACGTTAGCCTCAGCAATCTCACGGGCCACACGCGTCTCTTCCTCAGCTTTAATTCTGGCTTCTTCAGCTTCCTTCTGGCGCTGTGCATCCGCTGCTTTTTGGCGCTCTTCAGACTCCGCTCTTAATCGTGCTGCCTCCTCTGCTCCTGCATTCTTTATCGCTTCAAGCTCTGCTTTCTTGGACGGAAATTGAATCAAAAGCTCATCCCTGAAAGCCTTCATCTGGGCAGTGTAGTTTTTGCTCACATCCATGAAGCGGCCCGCTTTCTGATTAAGAATGATATTCTCAACCTCGGCTTGGGTTAAATACAAAACATCAGGAGTAGGCAGGATTGCATTCCAGCGATCTATTTTGAATATGAACTCATAGCCCTTAAAAGCCTCGAGTAAGGTGTCATACTTTTCAAGAGTCACACCTTCGAAGGCTTTATTTAAGAGGGCTTTGTCAGCTGAAATAAGATTGATGATGGTCTGGTCAATTGCCGAACGAACATCTATAGCAACGCTTTCCTTCTCCCGGGCGACATTCTGATTGTGAAGGATCTTTGCTTCATCCTGCTTGCGCTTCAATTCCTTTGCACGAGCATGCCCGTCTCTCAATCCCTGAGCTTCTGCATAGATCCCTTTACCAGGCGCGATCTGGTTTTCTAGTCCGGTAAATTCTTTAATGACTGAGTCCAGTGCGCGGGTTAATGGCGAACGAGCATCGTTCATTTTCTTGTGAGTCGCTTTTAGCTTCACCAAGTAATTGTTCAGCTTCTCGTCTAACTCGTCGCTCATGCCTTTTTTGGCCTGTTCTACTAGCCCCTGCCCGTAGGTAACTGCATTCGTTACACTGGTCTTGTTGGCGTCGAGCGTAGCGATCAAACTATCCTTGGTTGGTATGCTGGATACCAGAGCAGGGAGATTGTTGTTTTCTGTGTTCATGTTCTTGATATTATAGGTTAAAATGAATCATCTTCTTGAGCGGTAGCCGTAGTGGTAGCGCCGGCAGTAACCTCAGGCTCTACCTCTGTATGGGTGATATCCTCGGTGAACCCGTAGTCAATATTTTCAGGGATATTGTTTCCATCGGCTAATGGTGCGTCAGTTACCTGAGCTTCGCTAAACTGGCCTAACTTCACTTTAGGATAAGTTTTGAAAGCATGTTTGATGGTCTTTGCCATAAGAAAGCCAGGATCGATGCCGCCGTTAGCAGATTTATAGAGCGAGTTTGCGCCATTTGATTTATTCTGTTTAGCTGAGTATCCAGCCATTCTCTCCCAGTCCTCCTTCAATAACCACTTATAGTCCACTGATCCATCAGGGCGAACGATCTTGATGTAGCTGGCAATGATCTCCTTGGAAAGCCTTGGTACAGCAGGCGAATGATTTACGATACCGTTATCGATGCTGAAATTATCGCCTTGGTAAACCACCACCGGATTATCTGCATACTTGATCTGGCCTGCCTGAATACGGGTCTTTAGCTCACCGTATGGAGAAACCACCATGACAGCATTCTTTATCCACTGGGGTTGATCTTTAGTACCAACGTTCACGTTCCGGCTCATCAGGTATACGTCTGGTTGATTGCCTGTTTCGAGGCTGTAGTTGTATACCGCACAATCCATGAACACACCATAAAGGCTGATTCCTGTGCATTCTTTTAATGCCGGCGTCTCATTGATCTGCTTAAGGAAATGGAACTTCTGACGGGCAAGCATTAACTCCCCTTTCCCATCACCGTGGACATCGTTATACAACTTCACAAACTTGCCGGTTACGCCCGGGTGATCCACAAGCTGTATAGGTGATAGAGAATTGATCTCTGATACTTTTAATAATTTGTCCTGATTCATATCTATGTGATTGATTTAATTTCAAGCGACTTATATCGCGCTTAGATCTCTTTTTACTTCGGCTAGGCCGTCGAGTACGACATCGCACTTATCGATTGCAACCTCAACTAGTGATATCAGCTGCTTTATTTTTTCTGCTTTCGTCATTATATGATGATCATTAGTGCCCATGAAATAAATGCGACTACTGCCGCGATGCGCCTCCAGTGAATAATTCGGTTTGAGGTAGGCTCAACGTCGGGATATATCTCTTGCATAACCTGACGCTCATGATATGAGTCAGCCTTAGTACGACGCGAAACGAACTGGATAGCATCATCGTAAGTGAATACACTCAGAGCTGCTGATGGAATATTTTGCTGTCTTTTCATGGCTATAGTTGGTTAGATTCTTTCTTTTGCTGTTAAATATGTATGCCTGTTTGAAGTCCGGGCAATCGCCTCCACCTGGACTCTTTCCAATCGAACGGTGGCTGAAGCGTGTCCGTCCTTTATTGGAATGAGAAGACCTTCCTGGATCCACCTTTCAATACTAGCCCTGCCATACATTCTGTAGGCTTCGGACTTCTTCATATACGGCTTAATGACTCCAGCCTCAGATAGTGCTTTCTTTGCACCCAGTTCAGCTGCCTGATATAGCAGGTTTGATAGTTGAGATTGTGATATTTCCATTAGGCTGTTTGTTTTGAGGTTTCTTTATTTACTTCGAGATATTCGTTACTATCACTGTCACGTTTGATTTCTGTTGAGAACTTGATCTCCGGGTTAGTCCTCTTCAGGGTTCTGCTAATTGCCTGCCTTGCTGCTGATAGTAAGGAAATATCAAGCTTGTGAATTCCATCTGGCAGCTCGAGCAATATCTCTGTGCATGCCTTTTTCTTTTCAATTTTTATAAGTTCCATAGTTGGTTGATGTTATAGAACCCATGATCGAGAGCCACGCTTGCAAGCATGCTGGCCGACTCTATCCCGAGTTTGCTTCGTATATTTTTCGAATGTGTATTTACAGTATGGTGGGACATGAATAGCTTATCCGCTATAGTCTTTGCATCAAGGAAACACCAGTTAAGTACCCTGATCTCACTATCGGTCACCTTCACACCGTTGATCATTGCGAACTTGTCGCAAGCAATACCTTCGAAAGGACACGTCCCTCTCTTTTCGCAGGTGACATACTCCGAATTCACTTTGCCTGCCTCATCGATGTCAGGGGTCCCATCAAGATTGGCGAACCTGCACTTGATGCATTGGGCAATCTTATCATTAGGGTTCGCCCCTGCCATCGCTTCATAAGCAGCGTTCATCTTTTTATCACTCTCGATATAATCAAGAATCACACTCTTTACTTTAGGACAGGCATCTTCTATAGTTGAGGTATGCCCTGCATGGATAATAAAAGCTTCACCATCTTCGGCGAACATTTCGGTTCCACGGCCTTTAAGTATTTTCTTGAGAGAGTGCTGTTTCATGACTATTAGGTATTTTCCGAGCTTGTGTTTATTACTATCTTTGTTTGTGTCATACAAATTTACAGTATTACTGCATTCAATACAATATTACTGTACAGTTTTACTGTAACAATTTTATAATTGACTGATTTTCAATTAGATTATTTTTTATACAAGTGAATGAACAGCTCCGAGCGACTAGAAAGAATACTATCACACCTCAATTTGAGCTACAATGCCTTTGCAAAGGCTATAGGTCTTTCTAGAACACAGCAGCTATATGATATACGAGATGGTAAAATCAAAACCATCAGCATAGCTTTAGCCCTTAAGATCAATAAGGCTTTCCCTGAACTAAATTTGGGATGGATGGCAAAAGGTGAGGGCGAAATGCTCGCGCCGAATGAGAACGCTATATTTATAGGCGAGGTAGAAGAAGGGAATTCCGATACAAAGTTTACGGAGATTAGTCCTGGCCGGTATAGAATGAAGGTGGAGTTGATAGATAAGCCCGCACGTGCTGGGTATCTGGCTGGGTTCGAGGATCCGACGTACAAAGAGGACTTTCCAATGCATGAAGTAACTGTTAAGAAATACCACAAGGGTAAATACAAGGCGTTTGAAGTGGTAGGAGACAGTATGGAAGATGGAACGATTGAGAGTGTCCCAGATGGAACTATTGTAACCTGCAGGGAATTAGATAGACATCTATGGAGAAAAAGATTGCATACACACGACTACCCTAATTGGGTATTTGTTCATCGGGAACAGGGCATATTAGTCAAGCGCATAAAATCGCAAAACTTAGAGACCGGCGACATTGTGCTATCCAGCTTAAATTCAAAATACAAGGATATACCAATCAATTTGAATGATGTCTTCGCAATCTTCAACGTTGTGAAGCGAGAATTAGAATAATCATCTCCTGATCCAATGGGCACCGTCACACTATACTTCAGGAAGTCAGCATCGGCAGCATTCATGCAGATCTTAAGTTCCGCTTCAACGTTCCCTGGCTTTTCGGACAATGGTGGTGTTTATAGCGTGGAATTCAACAATGAGGATATCTATAAGGAATGGGACATGTTTGCATCCATCTTCCTGGCGGCAAGAAAGTGGAGTAGCTTCAGGGTAAAAGTGGATGGTAATGCATTGTTTGGTTCGCACGAAATTTCATCACTCTTTGAAAATCTTCAAGCATGCAGAAAATGCTACACTCAAAAGATGTGGGGAAATGTTGATCCGGAAGACATTGCCAACGAGACAGTGGTATGCTGCAGGATTAAAGGGGTAGATTTTAAGATGTCAGGCTGGCATCCTTTCAAGTGGTATAATTACGGAAGGCTGGTGGACGGGTATTGGCAGATACAGAAAGACGATATTTTACATGCCGTAGTAAACTCAGCAAAGGAGAATCACGCCCATTTATGCAACTTCTTTGATCTGGATCAGGCCCGACGCAAGATCGACTCCCTTCCGGATACGCTTGATATTGCCGGTCCAGAATGGGAAAAGACATATGAGACATATCCGGTTGAAGGACAGATGAAAACAACAATAAAGAACATAAGATGGGCACAGCCTGAGAAGAACTTTAACCCTGATAACATACTGAACAACCTATGAAAAAATTACTATTTCTATTGCTGATACCATTTGTATTCGCTTGTTCGAAAGATGACGAGACAGTCGAGAAAGAAACAAAAGTCCGGATAAGCTCGTATCGTATGTCTGGTACCGACAGCGTTCCGCATACAGCGGATATTTATATTTTTAAAGGACAGGTACAATTCTCAGATGGCATTGATCTTCTTGAAAAAGCATTGTCATCATATGAAATGAAGAACGGATTTACCTCCGCAGAGTTCAACCTTGAACCCGGCACTTATACAGTAGCAATACAATTGCCATTGTCAATAGATTATGGACCGGGTACATGCAGTTATAAGACCTTCGAAATACAAGAGGGTGAATCATTGATACTAAAAAAGACCTTCAAGCAATACAGTGGCAGTTACACATTAGAACCTTGGAATAAGTAATCCTTCGCACAATACATTACATTAACAAATTATCCCATGCCCAGAAAAACTAACCCCTACACTCCAGATAAGGAGCCTACGAAAAACGACTTAGCCGTAATTAGTCAACGCCTTACCTATTTCCGGACAGAATATATTGGAGGTCAAAAGGCTGTTGTGGATGATGGTATCGTGTCAATGAGAACACTGAGCCGCATTGAGAATGGCGAACAGTATCCCAGTCAGAAGTATCTTACTTACTTGTCAACGTCTCATAAAATGAGTATCGAATGGGCGCTCAGCGGCAAGGGGTCAGAGATAAGTAGCCTTTCAAACAAGAAAGACACTCTTGAATCTCTTCCTGCTAAGGTGGCACTTTTAGAGCGTGAAGTAACTGACTTAAAGGCAACCCTGAAAGAGATACTTGCGAAGCTTAAAGAAGTGGAATCTGATTAATTATGGTTCTTCTGCCTTGAGTAGACCTATTACCCCAGCCTGAACATCATCGATGATACCCCAGTTAGGTGAAATATACTTATCGGTAGTTCGCCTGGTTTGATCAATGTGATTCATTGCCAGACCCACATCATCCTTACTGAACCTGCATAAATTACGGGCCGAATCGCCAAAAGTGTGACGAGCATAGTAAAACGTAAGATTCGGTATACGAAGCATCTCAGCGACTTCCTTCAAGCCCTTATTCACAGCCGTATTTAAACTGTCTGAGCAGGCGTATCTATTCTTTAGGGTGCCAAGATGCTTTGCGATCAATGGAATCGCTTCTGGAACGGCTTTAATGCTTATGAACGCCCTGTCCCTTCTACGAGCTGCTGTCTTCGACCTGCAATACTCTACCCTTCCCTGCTTGACACGATCAAAAAGGTAAAAGTCCTTGGCATTCATACCGCATAGATAGAATGAAAGCATAAACAGATCCCGACCGAGCTCAGCACGGGTATCTGGCTGCACATTGCAATCTCTTATGGCTCTGATCTGGGCGATAGTGAGGTTTCTCTTCTTTGGTTCTGGCGCCTCCTCCACCTTGTATTTCCGGAATGGATTATGAGGTATCCTATAAAGACCCATATCTTCATCATTAAATCGATCCCGGGCCTCATAGAACATCAGCCGAAGATCTCGCATGTAATTATGCACTCCGGAAGTCATTCCAGGCTTAACAGTTTTAACGGTGTTGCCAAACTGATTTTTACGCAGGAGCGTCCGCTTGCTCCTCAAGTATTTCTCATACTCTCTAAGCCTGTTAGCTGTTACCTGTGATGCCAGGATCACATCTGAGTTAAAGAAATCAGAAATGCTGTTAAGAACAGTTTGCATATTGTCAGCACTGCTATTCCGGTCGGCCTCGCGGAGCTCCTGAATATACTCGGCACAGAAGGCTGCAAAATCCACATCTTTCATTTGGGGCTTCTCTTCACTATCCTTGAGTTTAGTAGTAATTTCCTTTACCGTCATAAACTCAATAGCGAGCCCCATCTCACTAATTATTTTACGGTACTTAGCCAGAGTCGGATTAATGAGATCAATAATGAATGTATCCTTAATCTTGAAGTCCCTCGTTAGTTGTTTTGCAATCACGAAATGAGATGTAGATATGTAGCCAGGCTTCCCTTTGTGGGTGACCCGGATCTTCACATTCCAGGTACCGTCATCTTTTTTTTCGTTTTTAATAATTACACCTTTAACAGTAGCCATCTTTTTTTCTGCACAAAAATTATATCCTTAAATAATTCTTAAACTATTCTTAAATATTTCATACAAAGATATGCTAATTTTATTAGCAAACTAAACGCTAAAAAAAGTAGCTTACTTATCGAGTAAGATGAGAATGAAGGAAAATCGGCGCCAGAGGGCATAAAAAAAGCCCTCAACGTTTTGTTAAGGGCTTATCTTTAAAACGGGTGGAATATGGGGCTCGAACCCACGACCTCCTGAACCACAATCAGGCGCTCTAACCGACTGAGCTAAAACCACCGTGCTTTATTATGCTGCAAAAATAACTCAAAAATTACATTATGCAAATTTTAAATTTACTATTTCATTAACTCCCTAATTCTGAACACAATTGTTTTTATGCACCTTCTCCTCCCCTACTATTCTCCTTTATCTTGCTATTTTTGCCAGCTCTAAAACCCCGCTGCAAAATGATCGAGATCTTTACTGATGGTGCTTCAAGTGGTAACCCTGGTCCGGGAGGATACGGTGTGGTGTTAAGGTCGGGCCCCCACTACAAGGA